TTAGATCAACTCCACGTGATTAGCATTAACCGTTTTAAACTCGCCACCAACGAACACTTGAATTTGTAGGGTTCGAGATAACAAGCTAAATCCCAAGAATAAGCCTAGTTCGCCATCGACACGCACGAAGTCGTGGTGAACAGGTAAGCGGCCAAAGTGATTGATCATCTTGGTTTGTGCTTGGATGCTTTGAGCTTCTTTAATTGTGTTTATGGCAAAGCGAAGTTGAGAGCGAATCTTTAGCGCATTATTACCTTTTCGAGCCTTGCTGATCGTGCCTTGCACACAAGGGAAACCGTAGAAATTGCGAATGATGGCGGCGGCTTGTTCTTGGCCTCCACATTCATTAATTAGCTCATCCAAAGAGATAAGAATAAGGTCGTGGTGGCGCTCTTGGATGGCACTGCGTTTACTCGCCCACTCATCCGAAAGCGACACCAATTCATTTTTTTTAAACATTTTTGCTGATCCTTTTTTGGCAAAATGCCAGTGTTTGCCCGGAATACAATATATTCCAAAGGAATATCTTTTTCAACTATGTTCGGAATACTTAAATTAAAAGCACGAAGGGTTCCAGAAGTGACCGACTAATCAACTTTTGACAAATAACGCAATAGCGCTCAAAACACCACCAGCAAGAAGTCATTTTTTATCAATATTCCTATGGAATATTTAGGTTCATTCACACAAAATGCCAGGATTAGAAAGCAATCTTAGATATTTGATAAGTTGTTGTTTTTATTGGATTTTATGTCTTTTTGCGTCGATGACCAGCGACAAAACATTGGATAAGTTAGTTTCAGTTCTGTCTAGAACTGAAACTAAAAGAGGTTTTTTGAAACTCGCTACGACAATTACCCGTCTTTGGAAATATAATGACGGTGTTACGTCGTCACGCGAAACGAACAAATATGCATATCCTCAATTATTATGCGGTATAGGTCACGTTCTCAAAACCTAACTGCTAGTAACGATATGTTTGCATTATTTTGCATATCTAGACAATCAAAGATCACAGTCTCATAATACTCCGCGAACATCAGCTCGGCTGGCGAGAATCCCCTAAACTCTTTCCAAATCAGAGCTATATACGTATTGGCTATCCAGTCAATTGGCTTAAGAGATATAGATATGCACTGCACGTTGAATCAATTAATTCCAATCGAAATACTAGACAAATGTGACCTGTCCCTAGATGTATTTAGCAGCTCGTTCCTCGATGACGCGACCGACATTTGCATGATGCATCTTATCCAATCGCATCCGAACGCACTATGCAATTCATCCATTAATCGTGATGACGTATTAAACTTCGTTCGAGATCACTTCTTCGCTTAAAAAGCAACACTTATAACGTTCTTCTGTTCGTTTTTTATTTAATTCCGAACACAAAAACGGTATGCTACGCATTAAGGATAAAGGTAGGGTTTTTCGTTACTCGCATACGCTCAGGGATGGAGTGTAACCTTTATCCTCCAATGTAATTTGGAGCAACCGTTCACCATGATTAATAAAAAAAATACTGAAATTAAAGATTTAAAAGCTATTGATATAGAAACACTTAATCAATTACTTGCAAACAAACAAACGGCAGATGCGCGCCTAAAACGTGCCTTGAAGCACCGCGCGACTTTTTCCGAACAAATAGATGGCAAAGAAGATAGTGGACTATTCAATGATCGCATCGTAGCTGTAGTAAAACGTGGTAATCCAACCACTCGTTTACTTGAGTATATTGAGGCCGCGAAATCAGCCAATAAAGAGCTTTTAGAGCGCGCACCTCAATACTTCAACAGCTCATCTAACTCATTTAAAGAGACGACCGTAATTGAGAACGTCCGTCGCGTTAACATCACAATTAATAAAGCAGCTAGCAGCCAGAAAGTCACTGGCGCACGTCTAGCCAAAAGACTTGAAGCATACCTACGCGACCTCGACCGTAAACTCTCCTACGATCTTCCAGAAGATGAGAAAGAACAGCTCACTAACAATAAAAACACTGCATTGAATGAATTGAAATACTTCAAAGACAATGCAGACGTTGAGTTTAGAAAGCGCGGTCAAGAACACAATGACATTGTAGCTATCATCCATACCTATGATGGCAACAATGGTGGCATTTCTCGCGTAGCTAAAAAGGTTCACGTTAACGCTGGTGGCCTTGTTCTAATTAGGCATCGCTCTTGTAAAGATCACGATGTGCTAATCACGAACAACACCACTGAGGGACGTTCGATATTCGATGAAGCGAATGCTTTTAAGTCGGTACTGTACCCTAACGCTAATATGTATATAGAAAGCGAAGTTGACGCTATTCGTGAAGCCAGAAAAGAGCTTAGAAGCAAGAACGAAAGCAAAGCACGTTCGCAGTTCGATGGATTAGTGAACTAAGGTTTTAAGCTAAATTATTGTTGTTCCGCTTTGATTGGTGATTTGGTGGCGATATTTAACGGTATCGCCACCTTTTCATATTACTTTTATATGTTGGCACCAACGGAATTAAGCATCGTCCGATTCAAGCGCTTCCAGTACCCATTGTTCTACTGAACTGCGAGACTCTAGCATGCTCTCTGTTACTTCCATTTCGTGCGGCACATAATCTACCAATTGAGAAAAACAGTATGTATCCCAACGGTCAGGTGATGGGATGTTCATTTTCTCTTTCATCATCGGTTTTGGCATCATTACCCATTGGCCTGACTCGTTGATTGCACAAGGTATTTTACTGCCTTGTTCTGCCGTCTTGACGTTCTTATCTATCTGCATGCGGCCTTGGTTTATCGCATCCCGAGCCATAACATTGGCATACGCACGCTGGTTAAAGAAACGCAGCTTATCGCTGGTGGAGTGCATCTTCTTACCCCAACGAATGCGCTGTACGCGCCGTCCGTAGCGTTCTAAGCAAGTCGCCGTGTCATAACCTACACCGTCACTATCCACTGCTATCGTGATGTTTGGGTACAAGTCCTCACTACACTCTGCATGGATAATGTCAGCGAACCGAACCGGATCGACCGTGCTTGGTTGTTCAAGCAATTTCACGCTCTTAACGATGCGCTCCATGCGTTGACCCCAAACCTTGCAGATATTGAGTATCGAGCGGTCACGACCATTACCAACGTCCACCAGCGCAGCCCAACCCCAACCATCGGGCATATCGAGGTTGAGCCTTGCGCTTTTGTCCAGCGCATCCCGACTAAGCAGCATGCCAGCAATGGAACTTGGGAACTCCCCACGTACTTTAATCAGGTATTCCGGTGCCTCTCGACCGCCATACTCCAATCGCTTATCGAGGATAAATTCCACGGTTACGAACGGAGATTCCTCGGAGTTAAGCCGGATGGCTCGCCATCGACCACTAGGCTCGGCTAATCGGTGATGCGTATCGTAGAAATAGCCGCTAGGGCGCGTTGGCTGGCTCAATAACAGCATTCGGTTATCTTTCTCGGTCAATGCCCCCGCTAACACACCAAAAGCCTTGTCAGAGACGCCTGACGCCTCATCGACAATAACAAACAAGTGTTTAGCGTGTTCACCCGCTAGCGCTTCCTCGTTACCAATACGGCACGATTTAGCACTGGTTTGCCAGATACCTTTTGCTGAGTTTTCAAAAAAGGCTGTCTCGGTAATGGTGAAGTATTGCTGCAACCAACCATGCTTTTGTAAGAGCGTGTTCCAGTTGGATTTTAGGTACTTCCATACACCGATTTGTACCTGTCTCGCGTTGTTCGCCACCAGCACAACACGCGCATTGGGGAAGCAGAGCATGAAAGCAATGATCATGATACTGGTCATGTCTGACTTGCCTGTACCGTGGCCAGAGCTGACAGTCGTTCGCGCACCAATACGCTGAGCACTATCAATGATTTTGCGCTGCTGCCAGCTCGGCTTCTTACCGACTAGCTCAACAGCGAGGCGTTTCCAGTCATAGCGATACCGCTTAACTAGGGCAGGGTAACGGGGATCTTGTGTTACGCTCTTTATTCTTCTAGCCACCAAGTACCTCGAAGCTGTCTACATCGTCAAACCCCGACACTCCCTCGTTATCGAGGTCATCATAGGCTTGCTCTTTAGCGGCTTCGTTTTGTATTTGGGATGGGGATAGGGTAGGTTCTACGCCGTTCTCTAGGTCTTCGGCTTCTTTGATTCGTCGGTTTACTTCTTCTTTGCGCGCAGGTAGCCAGTTATCTTGCTGCTCAATCTGCTCTAACGTGTAGTCATCAAACAGCTCATCCAGCTCTTGCTCACTGATACCAGTGTCGTCTACTTCTGGCTCTAGGTTCGCTAGTTCTACCTTAGCTTCATGCAATAGCGTTGCTGGTGGACGTGCGCCTAACTTCTCGATTTGCTGACACGTCTCTAAGGCTGTCCAGTTGTTCTTAGTGCGCAGAGAAAGCATTTCTATTACTAGGCTGGTTTCTTCCGCTGGCAGTAAGTGTGGCATCATCAATTCAGCGTATTCCTGTTTACGCAAATCGATGTAGCGCTTGGCCTCTTGTTTGGCCATCGTGGAAATACTCAATTCCAGTTCACGCAATCTGGTGCCATAGCCAAAGATGAGACGGTCACGCATGGCGTTTATGTCTACTGGCTGGTTTTCGTCATCGAGCGGAATGTCTCCGCTTTCTTCCATTTCATCGATCTCTTTAAGGCGTTTAGCTAACGTCTCATTCATTCGGTAATACTGCGAACGGGCAATAATCAGTTCGTTGCAAACCGAAAGCGGATCGGTATCCATGAGAATATCCATGATTTCGCCAGTAATACCCGCACTACGGGCATAACCACCATGCACAACAGGGCGACCCACTTGAGCACTGGAATACTGCGAAAGTCCCTCAACTGATCGCGGCTTGCGCAGTGATCCAATACCCCCTGTTTTCGCGCGATCGCCTTGCGCACTTTGCGCTTGCGCAGTTGCCCCCGCTTCTTTGGACTTTGATTTATCAGCTCTTTTTTTCTTCTTGTCGTTTTTCGCTTCTTGAAATTTCGCTAATTGCTCATCGTAAAGATCAAATAATCGATCAAACTCGGGCAGCGATCGCATGGAATTAAACTGGCGGCGCAATGTCGCACCATTCACCCCTTTATCTTTCGCAAAAGCGGCCATCGTGAGCGTTGGGTTTTGAGCGCCACGCACGAGAAATTCTTTCAAAAGGGAATGCCAGTCATTGCCCTGACTGGTCTTTTTCGCTTTGATTTTTGGCATAACGGACGGTTGGAACTTGCCGCCCGTTTTGGCTGGCCGTTTTATATATCGCTTAGCGGTGCCGTACTTCAATCCGTTGGCTTCGCAATACTCGGCCAGCGTCAAAGTCGGCTGCTTCTCTAACTGCTCCCAAAACTGCTGTTGGTGAGCCTGATAGTCAATCTTGCCGGACACGGTTAAACCCCATTCATTTTATTACGTTCGGAATAATACAGAGTTCAAACAGGTGACAACAACACGAACTAGGCCAGTTAAAAAATAATTTAATTGTCAATAATGTTTTAAAGACAAAATTTGATAACGCGACATTAAATAGTATTTACAGTAACGATTTTCTGCATATAATCATGGCCAGCTAGTGAGTAACGCTACTCATGTACAATTGATTCTGCGGCACGATATAGTAATTGGCTGCGTTATCTCACTAGCCACCTTCCCCCATACCCAAGACAACGCGCTACGTGACGAAAGGAATACCCCCTTGAAAGCACCCGAGCGCATCAAATTCAGACACAAAGCCAAAACCAAAGCACGACAAGCCATGTTTAGAACCCGCCAACGGGAAAAGGGATTAACGCTACTTCAAGTGCGAATTTCACGCCTTGCTCACGCAAAAGCATGCGAACAATGCGAACAGAACGGAATTACCCTGACCGAGCTGTATCAGTTGGCCATCAACAACACTGATCCAAACCAACTACCAGAAAAGCACCCCGAAGTAATCGAGGGCGACCTAGTAGGGGCACGCCAAATCAGTCCTTGGATTGACCCCGAAGTTGCAGAGACGTTTGAGAAATTGGCCACCAACTACCGCAATCGAACCATAGCGATGAGTGCCATCGTCTATGCGTATTGCGCTCGATGCGAAGCTGAATGAGCCGAACTGGACACGCTTGGGGCGCACTGTGCTTTGCGCCCGTTCCTCTCGCCTTAATGGCAGACACAACACCACTGCATTCAATCCTGGCATTTCTTGGTTGCTTAAGCGGTTCGAGCGCACCGGACTGGCTTGAATTTGACAGAATCCCGCACCGAACTTACACCCACATCCTTTCGATATGGCTCGCTGTAACGGTTTATGGCTATCATTTAGCGATAGGGGGCACATTAATACCCATTGAGGCGTTAAAAGCCACCAGCACGATTCTAGGTGCGATTCTGTGTGGATTTGGATGCGGTTGTGTGTCGCATTGGCTTGGGGATGTGTTAAACCGCCAACCAGTGCCGATTTTTACCCCATTTGATAGGTACTGTTTGAATCTATTCGCTTCGGGGAGCCACCAGCGAATCACATGCGTATTCATTTTCTCGGTAGCGTGTATTTTAGTTGGTTTTTTACGGCCTTTATAATTCCGAATAGACTTTTTAAAAATGATGTTTTTAACATAAGAAAAGGCCACATTTTACCGTGGCCTTTTGATTTTGAGGAGTTGTCAATAACAGGTAATTCAATAACCAATCAATTGGCCATCTATATTTTGGAGTATCCACGTCCATTTTCTTGCGAGCGAGGTAAATATAGAACACTAAAAATGCCTCTTCAATAGGTTGAAACACGACACATAAAAAGAGCCAGTATTTCTACCAGCTCTTTTGCAAACCTTCTTTGAATCACTCGCCGAAGCTGTACGCTTCACACGAAAACAAGGCAATTATATTGATACTTACCTCGAAAAATCAAGAAAAAAGCGCCAATGGAATAACCAAAGGCGCTTGAGCACAGTTGTCTAAGATTTTTAAAGGAAAACACGGTCGTCACAATGGCAACTATTTAACTCGCGTATACATAAATTTATCCGTTCGGAATGCTAGTTTCAAGTGTTTTTTACCTAGCTACTCGCCTAGCTCTTTACTAGAAACACTGGCTAGCTCATCACTATGTGCCGTGTGGGCATTTAAGCCATTCAATAGCTCTGCCTCTGTAAACAATGAGCGTTTCTTTTTGTTCTTAGTCGCCTTGGGAACTGTTTTACCTTTCTTTTGTGCTTGAGTACGCATGCTTCACCTTTTGTAGTGCATCGCTTTGTTAATACTATGCTCTTTACTCCACTCAATCTAGCTGACGCTTTCAGTTTGCTTAAGGTGATTGTTTATTTCGTGAATCATCTTGCGTAAGGAGTTATCCAGCTCTTTGGTGTACAGCTTATCCTTGGCCAGCTCTCGCTTAAGGATGCGGTCGTGTTTGCGATGCCAGAATAGTTCGTGGACTTTTCTCATAGTGCCTGCTCATATAGGCGCTCTTTGGTAGGGGATAGATAGAACAAAGGGCTAACCCTCTTTCGAAGATCAACCCTTTGCCCTCTTTGGGAGCCTGTAGGTTTTACCCTACAACGCTTGCACAACCTTATTAGACAAGCGCACCGTATAGGAAGTCGTATCCGTCACTGTCCTATGGGAATAATACTAAACTCATTCCGAACATATCACAATATTAGTTTGCATTTCATTTTGTGATTTTTACCCATTTAAAGATTGTTTCTGTCGCTTTTTTCTGGTGGCTTTCTTGAGTGTTTTATAGTAGCCAATCTTTATCAGAAAGAAGTACCACAGCGCGTTAAGAGGCGTAGCCCTCAACCAAGTCCAGCCACCACGTTGTGAGTTCTTCATGTGGTAACAACATCATGCCTTCACGGCCTTTTCTGGCTTGTTCTAGCGCCTTTTCCAGAAACTCAAACTTAAGGTCGAACGGAGGATTGCACCACCAGCCATCTTCCCATTCACCTTGTAGGCCATCGAACCCAACACAAACAGGGTTTAGGAGCTGAGCTGCCTTGTGTTTTGGCTTAAGCTCGGCTGTTCGTTAATCCAGTCAGGAGCCACGTAGAAGCGGTTCGCCTTGGCGGTTTGTGGCTCGGCGGCCACGTCTAAAACAAACTGTTTTCCGGTATCACGTCGAAAGAGGAATTGAGCATCAAAGAAATAGTCCCAACGAGTCGCCCATTTGTTCTTTGCGCCCTCGACGGTCTTACTTTTGACTAGGTGCGCCATTCTCTGACTTCTCCCCACTCTTGGCCGCTACAGTAATGCGCTCTATGCGCTCTGCGTCCAAATCAATCTTCACTCGCTCTATCTTTGGATAGACCACCAATCCATAAAAGCTGTATGTGCCAATACCGACAACAGCCACCAGCGCTAACACAATGGTTATAGCCAGTAGCCGAACGGAGCCGATAAAGACACGTAGCCCAATTGCCTTACTATCATTCATGGACGCGTACCATGTCCTTGTAAGCAGAGAACAATACGCTGTGCTCGGTTTTGACACCTAAGCGCTCTTTCGTCGCCGGATTAATGGTTGTGCGTTCACGCTCTATGTGACGGAAACGGCCAAAGCCTCGAATTTGCACCTCACGGCCTTTCGCAATCTCAACCAGAATGTGATTGATCATTGCATCCAGACAATCGCCCACCAGCTCTGCATCATCACCAGTAAGCTTTAAGCCAAGGCGTTTAGAAATGTTTCTTTCAATGTCAGTTCGGTTTAAGCGTGTACTCATTAATGTGCCCCCTTGATCTCGTTTACCTTGCTTGCCAGCTCATCGCGGAATACATCCGATGCACTAAAAGTCAGCTTGTCTCGCGCAGCTACAATCGCTGGTGCTCCCGTTTTTGGATTACGGCCAGCTCGCGCTTTCTTAAGGCGAGGTGCGAACGTACCGAAACCACTAAGCAATACAGCATTGCCCTCAATCATGGTTTGAGTTGAGATTTCTTCGATAAAGGCATCAAAAACCAGCTCGCATTCTTCACGTAATGCGCCCGTTTCTTTTTTCATTGCTGAGATCAGTTCGTGCTTACCTACGGCTTTTTGTTTAGACACGCTAAGTCCTCTTGAATATCTTTCAGATAAATTCCGTGCTGTTGGCCTAGAAGATTGATGGCGTAAAGAACCAGTTCTTCTCGACTGCTACAGCCAAGTTCTATTTGGAGTCGCCTAATTTGCTCTCGTTGTGTCGCGCTGGCGCGGTAGTATTGACGTTTAATGTCAAACCTAGCCATCTTGGCAAGATGACGATTCCAGCGCTGCTGAGGGGTTAAGGCGTTTTTCTTGGGTTTACGTCCTGCCATTAGACGATTATAACCATTCCGAACACACCGTAAATATTCCGAACACGATTTCTGTTTTTAATACAAAAAAATACCGCCCATATAGGCGGCATTTGTGGAAAGATGATCAAGGATTGGCGTTAAGCTCGTTTGAACTCCGAAAAGTGGCTGCGCATGCCATCACGAACTTTGAGAGGCGTTTTGCGCAGCTTGGCGCGTGTCGCTGTGTCGTATAAGTATTGTTCCCATTCCCAATAGGACATATCACGTAGTCGGCCTACTGGCTCACCAACACTATTCATGAATATGTAGGTGTTCTTGGCTTGGCCGTTCGGGATTGAGTTGCCATTACCATCCAATATCTCAAAGACACCTCTCGCACCGACAAACGTCACGGTCAGACCATATTGCGCCGCTGTAGCATCAATCATTGCGCTAGTGAGGTAAACATTCTCGCCAAAGATTTTAGTACGGAGGATTTCACGACGATATTTCTTAATGTCTCGAACCCATTCAAAGATAACGCAGCGAGTATGTGGCGTTCGGATGTTGGTTTTTACTTTGATTAGACCAGCATCGAATAGCATTCTAATGACTCGATAGTTGATCTTCTCTCTTGGTGCAATTGTGTCGCCAGTAGCATCGTAGTCACAAATATGACCACCAGTAAGCCAACGATACGCTTGAGCGCTACCAAATTCCCCTGCGGGAGCATAGCTTAGCAACAACTTGTCATAGTAAAGGTAATCGCATAGGAAGTTACGGACTACCTTTGTTGCTTCTAACACGTCTAAATCAACTGGCTTTTGGCCAATGCTGTGGTATTCACTCGCTAACATGAGATAACTAAGCCCTTTTTATATACTTATGCGGCTAGTCTAGTTTTGTTATCAAATGTTGGCAATTGGAGATAGCTATTAATTTGACAAATGCACTCATCAAACCCCTTGGCCACAACCACGTAATATCCTAGATTTTGGAACATTTTTATCTTTTCCTGCTGTTCCTTACTTGGGCGACCTTCTTCCGTTTTCACCTCCAAAAAGAACCCGTGATACACCCCTCTCGGGATAGGAAAAAATATATCTGGCACACCTTTCTTTTGTCCCTCATAGCTCATCATCGAAGCCGCTTTAGGTGTTCGGTAGCCACCATTAGGGATTGAGAAAACCAGCGGGTAAATGTCCTTGTACTGCGTCTCTAACGTGTAGAACAAACGCACCTGTAACCAGTGTTCGGCCAGCTTCGTGTCGTTAAACTCTTTCGGGCGCTTAATCCCTTGTGCAAGGCGCGTTTTGTGTGGTGAATCCAGTTCCACTTTCTTCTGTGTCGCAGCGCGCGCAACGTCAATGTCTTTCTCAAGAATACGGATAAGCCAGGCTGGTAGCTCTGACTTGTCCACCAGCGCAGTATTTGGGACGTTTATCGATACCGGATTGATGATGTGATTAACAGAACGGTTAATCTCGTTAAGTGCTGCATCGATATTGAAGTCGCCGCCGTGGCCAGCTTTCACGCCTTTGCTTTTCCACTTCTTGCGCTTAGCAACTTGGTTTGCGAGAAAAGAGTGATCGAATCGTGGTGCTCTGGCCATAACTAGATAAGCCCTTGTACAACTAAAATCTCTTGCTCCTTACGGCGGTTGAAGTAGGCAAACACCTCGTCCTTGGTGAATTGCTTAGATACCACCTTGCGGCGGCCTCCTTGAGAGAAAACACGCTTAGCAATGTCCTCAGATAGCGTCCAACAAAGTGCAGTTTCGATTTCGGATTCGTCATTGATAGCGCGGTAGGCAGTGATCACCTTGGGTAGCTTGGCGAACGCCTTGCGCTCTGACGACTTCATAACCTTGTGCTTGTTGCGTCTCGGGCACGTAAACAGGGACGACCACACACCTTGATGTTGGTGCGAGCCTTGCGCTTTCCATAACGTTCCAAGCACGTCCCAATAGGTTGAGTCATCTTGGATAGCTGGCACACCAAGGAAGCTCTACAGTAAAAACATCGCTCATCGGGCAATTTCTCTACTACTCAAAAATTGGGATAAGGGAATAGGGTTAAAGTGTTTTATTCTTGGTTAGCAAAGCGCTCTAGGCGTTCTTCTAAGTCATCCAGCCAAACCAGTATTTCGCTACCTTTGTGAACGTAGTCGAGGTAGCTGTCTTGGATTAGTTCGGCCACATGACCCGAACACCCGTTTACTTCTGCCGCGATTGCACGGTTACTGAAATAAAAAGCACTTGGTGTGTCCGTAAAATCCGTTTCGCCTGTCGCCTCGCGCATTTCCATAAGCGCTTTAGTGGTCATTCGACGCAATGCAATCAGTAAGTCGTCTTGAGTTGCTAACGCTAAATTTTGCTTACTCACCGTTCAAGCCGCCACGTAACTCAGCATCTTGTAATGACGAAACTCGTTCTGGAACGGTATTTCATCGTCAAAATCCATTGGTGGCTCGCCGTATTGCTGTTGAGATTGATCCCAACCGCCTTGTTGTTGCTTGCCACCAGCTCGGCTATTGCCAAGCATTTGCATCACGCCATTAAAGCCTTGAACTACTACCTCTGTGCTGTAACGGTCTTGGCCTTGCTTGTCTTTCCATTTGCGAGTCTGCAATTGACCCTCGATGTAAACTTGTGACCCTTTGCGTAGGAACTCCCCCGCTACTTCGGCCAACTTGCCGAACAACACCACTCGATGCCACTCGTTTTTTTCTCGGTTCTCCCCTGTCGCTTTATCGCGCCAAGTTTCGGATGTAGCGATCGTGATATTCGCTACTGCGCCGCCATTTGGCAGGTATCGGATTTCGGGATCTGACCCCAAGTTACCAACCAGAATGACCTTGTTAATGCCTCTTGAAGCCATTCGTTATTCTCCGGTATCTCTCTTTACCGCTTCGTCTCTGTTAGAAATCGCATCACCAAAGAACAAATAACCCACGTCTGTACTTGTGTAGACAGCTATCAGTTCTAGGTTTTGCACCCTTGGGTTCACTTCGCCATTCTCGATTTTTCGATAAGTGTCTGGTGATAACCCGATTAACCTGCTCATTTCGAGTATGGTTAAATCTGCATGCCGTCTCGCTCGCTTGATTCGCGCTGCACGTTGCTGTCTATACTCAAGCGATTGGATTCGAGCGGCCTGTTTAGTCTTTGCGTCTCGCATTTTCATAGAAGCTCTCCACTTCACTTGCTAGTCGTTCTTCCTCGGTTGTAGTCCCCTTAATCAATGCAACGCGATATTCATATAACCGATTCTTTGACCAATCGAGGCAGAGCTTTTGCCACTTGATAACGGCAACCGGATCGGAAAGGTCGTAACCAGTCCCAAAACAGCTACAGCACTCCCACTTGCTAAATAACGACTTGGTGTAACCTGTGCCATTGCAAGTCGGGCAGCGATCCGGTTTGTCGTCCAATGTCACATCGGCATCTTGTAACCGGTTCGCCAGAGCTTCGCGTTCGTCCGTAGGCTCTATGCCCTCGAATGTATCCAGGATTGATGGTGAGCTTTTGTCTCGCTCTCTTTGCCGTTGTTCCAGTTGAGATCGCTTAATTTCAGAAATTATTTCACCCATCAATAATTCCGAACAAGTAAATTTTTAATTCAGTATAAACCCGATTAAAAAACAATTCAAAAATCACCAATACAAAAACCGAAATGATGTATTTTTATATCAGAAACAGGAACACGGAATAATATAATGAATCAGAAAGTATCAGAGAACAGCAGCAAAAAAGTTCACAACCAAATCCAAGAAGACGTTAAGGAGTACATGACCAACACCTCTAACAGCGTCTTAGGCTTCGCTTTGGCCAATGCAATTAAGAGCGGTCAGAACAACCTAAATGAATTGTGTAAAATGTGGAAAATCCCAGTAGACAAGCTACTTAGCAAGTTAAACACTTCTCTTTTCAAAGTGGATGATGATGAAGTCCACCTCGCATAGACGGATACGTTTAGCTATCGGGATAAGAGTAATGGAAAGCTTCGGGGAAACTAGAAGCTTTTTTTATCCAATATCTAATCCGAATACTCAAAAATTTAATGTATATATAAAGTTACAAATCATAGATAAATAATTTCCCATTCGGAATAACAGAAAACACAAAATAGCAAAAAAAATAAACAATACCAACCAAACAAAACAATAATACTGTCGCGTTACAAATATAGATGAAGGATTGAAAAAGCATCAATCGCGAAAGCTAGTTTGAATTGGTTCATCAAGAAACCTCGTCCGTTAGGTTCCGTAATCATTAAATAACGGTATAGTAAAAAACAGATGCCTTACGTGACCATGACTCCAGATCGTTTAGCATCTTATCGACGTCAAATAGTTGAGTTTAATACTGCCAACACTTAGGCTAATTAGAAATTAGTGGGCAAAAACTAGCCAAAATGATAGGAAGCTTAACCACTTAAGTTGTACGGGGAAGCATTTTTGTTTTTAACAGGATAAGATGAGTTAACAGCAATATATTGAATGCGCTAACCCATCTGCTGGAAGCGGCAACTTTCTTTTGAGGTTAGCATCAAGCAGAAAGGGAAAATGAACATGAATTATTGGATAAAAATCTTGCTCATATCCCGATTCATGTAGAGAAATGAATATTTTTCAAAGCGTTTCTTTATGAAAGGGGAATTATCTGATCACAATGGGACATAAGGACTTGGGAGTTTTCATACGCCTTAACCTGAAAGAGATAACCAACTCGTTTGGGCGTTTGCAAAATTAGCAAAAAGTCTGGAATACTCGGCACTGCAAGACTTGGAACAAAACGTTCCCTAATAACCTTGATTGTGTGAAGAATATAAAAAAAGGCTGGATTCGAAGAACCCAACCTTTAATTAATTAGGAGGTAATTATGTAATCACCAACCAAGCTCGAAGCAGCTAGAAAGCTTCACTTCGTGTATGCGGGTAAACGATGGCGGCCACCATCAAAAACCCTTGTGCGTTGTCTTTCACCATGAGCCTTATCAGGGGAACAAATGGTAAATTTAATTGAACTGATTATAGCGATAATCAATCTCGTCGCCGTTATAGTGCAAGCACTATTCGGTTAACCAACGCTGCTGCTCTAGAAGTACATTGTTGCTTCTAGAGCACACTTACAACTATCCAATAATTAATATTTCCTGTCAATTCGTGTTTTTGTCAAGAACTCACACAAATGCGGCCGCTATTCGTTGTAGCATGCCGTTGTCTATAGCTAGGATCATTAACTCATCTAAACAACAAAAACTTGTTGTGTATGTGGGAAACTGTGTAAATCTTTGATTTTCCAGTTATCCACATACGCTATAAAGATCTATATTTAACTATATCAATCTATGGAAACTATAGAACTATAAGATCTATAGGAATCGTAACGTATTGATTTTAATGCGGTTTAACTCGCTTAAAGATCTTTTTTTAGGTCTTTAAGTAACAAGATCTAGGTTTAATTGATCATTTATTAGGTGTTTGTGATCTTCTTATAGGCTTTAGTGCTACATAATCTAGGTGAAAGTGATCATATATCAGGTGATTGGATAACAGGTTTTAGGTGTTTCTGTTCTTAAATGACATATTTTAGGTGTGTGAGATGGTTGTATAGGAGTCTTGTCCGGTTTTTTCTACTTTCGAGTCAATGATCACGTCGAATTCCCTCCCATATACCTAAAATGTGTCACATAGCTCATTTCAACCTAGAAAATGTCATCTATCGAGCCCATGACCTAAAACTTGTTAGCTATCAGTAATCGTGTGTATCGGTTAGTTCTGAAAGGGTATCTATCTTTTCCATTAACGACTCTAATTCATGCATTCCATCATCATGCTTTTGTTGCTCTTTTTCTGAGTGTCGCTTTGACAAGCTAGCTTCAACTTTAAGAGCGTGGTCTTCTTTACCCACATAGCGGTACGCGATGGCAAGTGATTCTAGTTCAGACTCGGTGAGTCTGACTTGGTTTTGAAGCCTTTTCAATTCAAGTTGTCGAATTGTCTTAAGAGCATCGTGTTGATTTAGTTCATCAATTGAACCTAGTTTAACCCACCGGAAGAGAAACTTGATTCCAGTAATGGTTCTACCTTTCTTTACAACCTCAAAACCCTTATCACCTTGGCTGCTTTCTAAAAATAGAAGCTCTTTGCTAATCTGAGGGTGTTCAGAAAGTTCTTTAATGCTTTCCCTGATACAACGTTTCATAAATACGCTGTTGTTTTTGAAGGAACTTTTATCTTTTTTCAGCTTCCCTGATTCGTCCAAAAGCCCAAATATTCCTTTCAGTTCACTAAGCTTTTGCGCATGCATTTCAAAGCCCTTGTCTTTGAAGCGACTAAGCAGTTCGTACAAGCGCTTAGAATACTCCTTCTTTACCTCAAAGAAATTGCGAGTATTAATCAGAGCAAATCCTTGATTATATTCAATATACTCTGATTTGAGCATATCGTTAGGAACCATCGTAAGTATGCCGTGTTTATAAGCTATATGTTTAAAAAGAGGTCTATAGTCGAATTCAATATCACCTTTCGGGGTTTCCACCTTTATCCCGATTTTTCGACTAGCTAGGCGGTTCGCTACTGGACTTAAGTTGCTACCGATATGTTTAGACTCAACACCTAACCACTCTGATAATTGATGTGAAGTAAACTCATAGTGTGGTGTTTTCTGCTCCCAATCACTTGGTTTCATATGTGCAATCATCAACGCAAACATATCTGCTTCCCTAGCGGATAGATCTTGACGACTAAAGACCAGTTGATGGCCTTTTTTGATATGTTTCGGGAGGTTATCGCTTACCGCAGGGTAGAAATATTCTTCATCACTCATGCAAATGCACATCCATAAATAACAAGATTTAGGTAATTATGACACATTTTAGGTCACGCATGTATAGAAATACTCACATCAAGCAGTGATTACAGATACCTGACTTGTACTCGCCCGACTGCGTCACGATAGTATTCAACTAAGCCTTGAGACTCTTTCTCGGAAATGGTGTTCATGTACTCTGCTAACATGGTGGCTGTATCACGAACCTTGTTCACGCTAGCTTTCACGGCGCTTGCAGCCTTGTTGTGCCAGCTAGCAATCACAAACTTAAGGTATGACACGAACTTAGGCGCTAAAGGCTGTTGGTGCTTGTTGTACAGCTTGATAACACGACGAGCTCCACTAGCTGATAGGCGGCCTTGCTTAGCTGCTAGTTGAAGTTGTTTTACTTCGTCAGCGTCACGTTTGAAGATCTTCAAAAACCAAGAATCAGACGGGATACCGTTATTAATTTTATTTTTACTCTCTGTAGAGAGATCTTTTGTATTTATAGTGCCATTTTTGTTTTTGTCTGATTGCTCGCAAGCCTTGTCAGCACTGGCCTCAAGAGTTTTTTCCACAGAAGCCCCCCCTGAGTGCCGTTTCTGTCTATTAAAACGCTTTTGTGCAGCTTGTAGCGCGTATTTGTATGCGCCAGCGAACATTTCTTGGATGGCGTCTACGCATAGAGTGATGTGACGTAGATTCTGACCTGTTGCATTGTTTGGCTTCTGTTCTCGGACAATTAAGTTCAAGTCTTCTGCTGTTTTCAGTTGTTTTTTGAGAGTGTCAAAAGTGGTTGGACGACAACCATAGCGATCGCAGTTCTCGTTGTAGACCTGTACCAATCGAGTAGTTGATGCAAAGCAGGTATGGCCATGCTTAAGAATATGGCTTGAGATAGTTTCTAGTAGGCAAGCAAGTTTACGTTGTGCCGACGGTTTATTGGCTTTGATATTGGAGGCTTGGGTTCTGAATCCTGACTTCCAGTAGCAAGGATGCAGTAAAAGCGGTGTGTTTTGCATAAAATTTGCTCAAAAAAAAGGCGTAAAAATTTGCCACCGATCTCTTTGAACGTTATACTTACACCTGCTTTAGTGTGGTGTAATTTGTGTTAACATTCGCTGAGATTGATGCTCAATCTAAACTGTTAAACTAATTACTAACCATTTGAGGCATTAGTCGCCAACTAAATGTCTCGCCTGATTAGGCTTCGGTCTAATTCATTACGGCATAATGACTTTCCTTAAGTTCGTTTGTCGTGACGCTTTAAGTTAGCCGCTTAAAGCTCGATTTCAGTAAGAAAGCCCGCTCGCCAAAGCGGGCTTTTTTATTTTCTGTTGCCCGAAATCGAATCACTTTCTCTCTATCACGGTATCGCCATGATCTAATTACAGAAAAACTCCCCTATTATTGATCGTAAATGGTTGATCAAACAAGTCTCTGTATCAAAGCGATTCCGAACAAGGTGCGTTACCATCTGGCGCTAGAGTTTACCAAAAATTTTATCTATTTAAACTCCTTTTGGACGTGTTAATATTCCGAACACATCGAATTTTGTGGATAACTCTGTGATGAAATTTACTCCTCCACCAAGTGCTGAACAGCAATTAGAAACTCAAGTTAACCAATTAAAACAACAATTTAAGCGCCGACAGTTCCCGAAAAAGAACGCCCCAGCGCTACCGTTGGATTTGTTAGTAACAATCTCAGGTTGCACCTTTGGTTTGCATAGCCAAAAAGACGGTAGACTCGTTCTAAAGGCCGATAAGGCGATTAACTTTGATAAGGGTGTCAATGTGTTGCGCTCAGTGTCGTATATTACTGGCGCGCGAGATAGCGTATCTATCGCTGGTTGGGACTGGCGACCAACGCACTTCAAGAAAGATAAACTCTATTTTCGTCCTGTCGCGCCTAGTGATTTATAAAATTCCGAATTGGCCACCAGTATTTTCGATTTTATTGAGTGTTTTTTGTACTTAATTACTAATCGCTGGTGGCGCTTTTTAATTGATCAACTTATTGGAATTTTCGTGCCGAAGATCCGAAGTTGACGAACTGCTGTTTAATTTGAGGCGCAACACTCACTTTTTGCTCTACTGGAACGTAGCTATTTGTCGGTAAAGTCGCCATTTTTCGGGAACCTAGCGACTCAAACATAGCTCGCACCACTTGATGATCTTCCTTGCTGGCCATGTTGGCGATCGCTTTGCGCTGCGCATCGGTCACATAGATAGGTAAAGAGTCCACAACATCAAGCAGCATCGAGGTTGCCTTAGCGTTTTGCTCTACCTTTTCACGCAACTCTGCGTTCACGCTTTCTAGGTACATAAGCTGGTTAGTAAGATCACCGACAAGCTCAACATTAGTCTGTTGAGTCATGTTCGCGTAGATATTACGCGCGGATTCCTCATCAAAACCTTGTTCCTGTAGCGATTCGAGGATCATTTGCTCGCTGTTCGCACTTTCCATCATCATGGCCGGATGGTCTAGGCTGATATAGTTCGGCTGCAATACGTAGTCCATACCGTGATATGAAGTCGTGATCGATGCCTCGCGTGTATCTTGGCCACCAGTCGCCCAGCTCCAACCACCAGCACGGCTATTGTGCAAACCTAAAGCAATACGGCCTGTGTCGGTATCTAAAAACTCTTGAGTGTGTTCAACAATACCGTCATCTGAACAGGTGATAGAGATTGTGCGGTTAGATGGCACGTTTTCTACCACAACCGGACGACCATTAATCATGATCACCTCAGTCTCACCGATTGAGAGCTTATTCGCTCGCTGGCGGGATTGATGGCCATAGTAACCATACGCTTCACCGAGTCGTAATAGCTCTTGAGTTCGTGGGCTGTTGAGCATCGCTTGAACGGCTTTGATGATGTAATTGCGCTTGTTGGCGCTAAGCTTGCGACCGTCATTGAATAGGCTGAAACGGTCGGATACTTGTTTAAGTGCTTTTGCTGTCACTTTCTTTTCTCCATTAATGGCTTTGGATTTCGGTTAGTAGGTCGAGAACTACGTCTCTAACGAATCGTTCCGCTTCGCTTTGGTCAGTCATGCCAATGGATTCCATCATTTTGTCGTTTTTAGAGACTTGAGCGGCCAGCTCGGAAATGACTTCCTTGGCCAGCTCGGAATCGAGGCCAATAACAGACGTGTAAAGGTGATTTTTGAGTTTTTCGGATTTGCCGATTGGGGATTGCTCGATAAGGTCAAGCACGGTGGCCAGCATGGTTGCGTAGTTCGCTTGAGATTCCATTGCATCGGCTTTCTCTTGCTCAATAGCGGTATTGAGAGAGTTAAAGCGGATCTCGAATGGCATATCGTTATCGTTCCACACCTTGCCGTCTCGGTAGATGGTGTGAATATCGATAGCGCGCTTAACGAACGCCACCACGGCTGCGCGGATTTGGTTGGCGCGTAGTGCAGATTGAATCGATGTGCGGAAGAAGCCGCCCTCGCCTAGTCCACCAGAAAGAAGATCACCAAACCCAAGCATGGATGGGTCTACGCCAAGCGTTCCGGCTAAGCGTTTAAGGTGAAACATAATGTCTTCGATGTGGGAGATATTCGGGTCAGTGGTAAAGGTATCGATCTGCAAGCCACCTTTAGCGCCGCCCATAAAGGGCAATAGCGTGTTGATGACGGTTGGAATGAAACCTAGCTTGCGGGAACGGTCTACCACCTCTTGACGGTCTTGCTTCATCTGGTCAGCGACCATGTTGATGTATTCCGCAGCTCCGGCCGCATCTAAGCCGTCAGTGTTTACCGCTACCATGCGATCGATAAGTGAAGCATTCACACGACTTGCGCCGAGCGCTGCAATGGACTGGCGAAGCATCGACCAAGCCTCAAAACAGGTAAGAAGAATGGATGTGCCGTAGTTCTGCGTCTCGATTGGCATGCGTGAATACGCATCGTCATAAAGTGAGTAGCGCTGGCCAGTGTAGTTAACTGGCGGTATATCCATATCTGGCCGCCAGATTGGCATTTTTAGTGGGATAAGCGCCCAAGGTTCGGCAAGGCGTACCAGTTCGCCGTTCGCTCGGGTTTGTAGATATTCCGCAGTAAATCCCGCTAGCTCGCCCGAACGTTCGTACTCACGAATTTGGTTTGGCAACGTGTAGTAGTTGGCCTCAAAGTGAGTAATACCCACGCCCTCTTTCGTGTATGGGCGAACATAGTTAACCCCATAAACCAGCGTTGAATACGTCCAGTTCATTAGGTTTTCGTTGATTGGAGTTAGCAGCTCTCGGTTAAGACGGCCTACGTACTCGGCGTACTTCTCATCGGTTGGATGAAGATACACAGCCATGCCATTGTCGTTTGATACCGAAAGAGCGTGACCAAGGTGCAGATTGAGCGCGGCATCAATCGTGCTGTCCTCGGCCATTTCCTTGAGTATCGGATATAGCATGAAGCGATCTTTCGGCAGCTTGTGCAGAAAAAAGCGGTCTGAGCTTTTTCGACCGTCATTGGTCAGAGCGCCGTTGCTTTCATCTAATTGGTGTTCGCGATCGTGGAATGGCGATCCCGTGTATCCAGCGCCAGATTCAAAACTTATCCCACTCTCTTTATCGTCATTCTCGTTAAAGAAAGGGAACGCTTGTTTTAAAGCTGCCGCTAGCCCAATTGATGCCTTATTTTGCGACATGTGCGACCTCGGTAATTTGAGGCGCTTTTTACAGGGATGGGGATGATCTTGGATGATAGCGCATCGCGTCAATGTGACCAATACGCTAATAAATCATTGATTTTCTATGCGTTAATTTTTTTTAGTCAAAGTTCAATTGCTTGCCTTTGAATCTTGGTTACTCACCAAAAACACTAATTTTTATTCTTGATGATAATGGCCGTGTTCGGAATAATTCTTTTGTCCCTAAAAATCTACTTCCTTAGATATTTTAGATTATTCATTAACTTAAATTGATATTGATAGTGGCGTTTTTTTGGGATGGGGAATAGGAAAGGAAAAAGTCGGGCGAAAGCTCGACTTTTTTTTTGGCTTTTATCCAAAGAATAAAAGGCACGTTCAATGAACACTGATTTAACCCGCAGTATTGAACAGGCGACAACAATCGATGAACTGGTACGCCAGTTTGAAGCCTTGCTCGCTGTCGATATTAGCGACACTCCAAAAGGCCACCAGCGCCTTAAGGCTAACCAACTAGCCAAAGATATTCTCGCCAAGTACAACGGCGACTACTCCAACGTTTCACCCGAAGATAAAGCAGCTCTGCGCGACTACACAGGTTTTGGCGGCATCGGTGGCTCCACCAACGAATACTACACGCCTAAATGGCTGGCGAGCGCGACTTGGGATGCAGTTCGTTCCTATGGCTTTACTGGCGGTAGCGTACTTGAACCAAGTTCGGGCGTGGGCGTATTTAGCGAAACCAAACCTAAAGGCACCCTGACTACATCCGTAGAAATGGATCAGACCTCAGCGGCCATCAACCAAATTCTTCACCCCGAAGACCATGTAATCCAATCGGCATTCGAAGCGGTAGCAACTAATCCTGGCATTGGCGACTTTGACCTAGTAATCGGCAACCCGCCTTATGGTGTTCGAGGCGCTAGCGCGATGAAAGACAAAGCGTACAAAGACATTAAGTACGCTGATCAGTATTTCGTTTCTCGTTCTATCGATAAGGCGAAAGCTGGTGGCTTGATTGCCCTAGTGCTGCCAACTCGTATTTGTGATGCGAAAAACCTTGAGAAGTGGCGTACACAACTCGCGCTTAAAGCGGAGTTTTTGGGCGCGCACCGACTACCAACGGGCACGTTCTCTGATACGGGCGTAGTGACTGACCTTGTTATCTGGCGAAAACACAGCGACCAAGCGAAAGCACTGATTGATAGCGCCGACCGCGACACGCTGATTGAATCTAACGTACTTTGGGACACTTGGCTCAAAGGTAAGTGGTTCGAGCGCGAGGGTAAGAAATTCATCAACGGCGAACAGACTGTTGAGGGCGTAGGTAAGTTTGCGCGCAAAGTCGTGAAGCGTGGCAACCGTTCTAACGATGATATTAAAGAGTCGTTAATGCGCCGCTTTGACAGTCGCATTGATTGGATGTTACTCGATGAAGCGGTTAGCGAGCCAGTGAGCGCGAAATACTCCAATGGAGACACGATTTTCCGCAATGGCCAGCAGTACGAAATGATTGATGGCGAATGGGAGCTATCTGAAAGCAATGCGAAAACAGGCGTTATCAGTAAGGCGACCTATGGCGTAGATAACACCGATGAGATCGGTTCTATCACCTACTTTACTGAATCGATGCTTAAGCTATCGGCCAACCAAGCGCTCAAGTTTTTCGAAGATTACGGTTACCTGTGTCATGACGACTTTAAAGCCCTAATGCGCGAGATTGCCAAGCTGCCAAAAGCAAGCCAAGAACACGCTTACAAAGGCATTCTACTTGGCATGAAAGTTCAAACGCTTGCAACGTTGGTTGCTGGTAGCCGAACGACATCCAATAGCGACTTGGCCAACATGGCAATGGGCGCGGAGGACTTCCAGACCGAACAATATCGCGTGAAGTTAAGCGGCGAAGTGTTAGAGCTGAACGCGTTAATGGGCGGTTCTAAGGTATCGAAGAAAGCGCTAAGCAACTTAAGCGAGAAGTACGTCTCTGCATGGAATTACTACCACTCATCGATCGATTCTAAGGGCAAACTGTCTGACCTACTCAAAGGCGACCTTAAGCGTGAGCTGACCGTTCAATACAGTTCGTCTCGCATTTGTGACGTGTTCCATCTATGTGACCGTGAACTAGGCATAACCACACTGACACTGAATGACGTTCGCACGTATTACACCGCAAGCGGTATCGATGCGATGAGCGATGAGCAGTTGCTTGATTACCTAGCGAACATGGATGAGGTAGCGGTAAACCCTGACGGCACGGTGACGGCATTCCATAAAGCGACGACTGGCCTAGTCGGTAAGCGCATGGATCAGCTGACCACACAATTAGTATCGACCACCAGCGATACCGTGAAAGCTAACATCATGCGCCAAATTAAAGCCATCGAATCTAAGCGAAACAAGATCTCGATTGCCGATGTGAAGATGAAGCTTACCGATAAGTGGATTCCTAAAAACATCATGCTTGAGTTCCTGCATGACCGTGGCTACACGGAATTTATCTTGGGCGACTTTACCGAGGATAAGGACGGCTTTGAGGATTTCGTACAAAGCGAATCCGGCCAATACCTTACTGGCTACCGTTGGCGTGATGGCGAATGGATTGATGGCCTAACTCGTAATGGCGTGAAAGGTAAAGCAGCGAACAGCGATGAGCGATTTGAGCGTCAAATTGAATCGTACATCAACTATGGTGCGGTTCGTGGCGGTAGTAAGAACGAAGATAAATCACTTATCCGTGAACAAATGCGCCGCCTCGATGATGAGTTTTCTACATGGATTGCATCATCTGACCATTCAGAATACTTGGAACAGGTTTACAACAATACGTTTAACGGTTGGATTAAGCCGGAGTTTGATGACTCACCACTAACGCTAAATGGCGTATCTGGTGCGATTGAGTTCCTACCTTACCAAAACTCAACGATTCGCCGTCACAGTGCAGACGGTAACGGCATTATTGCCTTTGGTACTGGCTTGGGTAAAACGCTCACTGGCCTTGGCCTCGTGCAGCACAACCTAGAAACCAAACGCGCCAACCGTGTGGCCATCGTTGTTCCTAAATCCGTGTTAGAGAACTGGTTCTATGAGTCCGACCTGTTCTTTGGTGAAAGCAATCTATCTGACAAGGTATTTATCGGCCTTGAAGTTCACAAAGACGATGACGGAAAAATCATTCGGGAACCGGTATTAGATGAAACGGGCGAACCGAAGTTAGACAAGAAAGGCGATCCTATCTTGCGCGCCAAACTGACCGTAGACACAAACGGCAAGCGCGTAGCAGAACAGCTCCACCAGCTTACACAGTCAACCGCTCGCATCGTGGTAATGACAAAAGACGTGTACAACCGCATTCCATTGAAGCCGGACACGATTTCGGCCAACGTGCTTGAAATGCGCGATGCTGGTTTGATTGCTGGTTCAAGCAAGCTAGTTAAGGAAGCGGAAAGCCACACAGATCAAGCGAAGAACGCGCGCTTTGAAGCGAAATATGCTGACGATGGTACGGCCAAAAACGAAGAACTACCGTACTTTGAGGACTTGCTATTCGATTCGGTGATGGTCGATGAGGCGCATGATTTCCGCAACTCGTACAAGGGCGGCTCATACCGAAACAATCTGGCATTCTTGCCTAGCCAAGCGCAAGCCGATCGCGCTATCGATATGCAGCTTAAGAACAACGTCATTAAGGCTCGCAATGACGGTCGAGGCGTTTACTTCCTAACAGCTACGCCAACCGTAAACAGCCCTGTTGATATGTTCAATATGCTGTCCCACATCATTCCGGCAGACACGTTTGCCAAGATGGGGATCTTTGACAGCGACGACTTTATCCGCATGTTTGGTAAGACTGGCGAAGCGCTGGTTACTAAGATTTCGGGCGAAGTTGAACAGCGTGAAGCCCTACTCGGATTCCAAAACCTAGACGCACTTCGAAACATCGTTAACCGCTACATGACGATCGAGGATGCTAAATCCGTTGGTGCCAACGTTCACATTCCTGACCTGATTAGCCAGCAAAGCGTTGTCCAAATGAATAGCGAACAGGAAGCGCTATATGAGGAACTACGCCAGCGCGCTGACGCAATCAGTAATCCAGACAAAGACGAAAACCAAGAGATTGTCGAGCAATACCCTAACGACACGGTTTTCGGCCTAATCCGTAAAATGGACAAGGTAAGTACAGACCTTGATTTGTACTATGAGCGTGTTACCTACCGATTCGCCAAGGACAACAAAAAAGAGGTTGAGGCGGCAGTAGCTAAGCTACCAAATACCGTCACGGTCGCTTTTGAGGATGTGGCACCAGACGGCACGGTTAAGCTAAGCAAAATCCAAGTTAAGGTTGATAAGAGCGTTAAGGTCGAGGGCGATCACTGCGTGGTTCAGCTCCACCAGCAACTTGATGACCGATTCACAAACATTTGTGACAAGGCCAAGTTGAAATTTACGCACCCTGTCTCCCCTAAGTACGCCAAGTTCCTTGAGAACGCGCGCGAGATTTATCTGGCTGGCGGTAAGCAGCTTGTCTTCACCGAAGAAAAAACACAGCACAAGAAAGTCGCGCGAATCATTGCGGATTTTGTTGGTTGTAAGCTGTCTGAAATCGGTATTTTGAACAGCGATACCGTTGCGGGTAAGAAAGGCTCTAAAGCGACTGAGGACGATGAGGAAGCGGGTTTGGAAGCAATGGCCAATGCTTACAACACCTCGAAATACAAATTCATGATCCTCAATAAAAAAGGCGAAGTCGGCATCAACTTGCATCATGGCACAACCGATATTCACCACTTAACGCTACCTTGGACTCCAATGAGTATCACACAGCGTAATGGCCGTGGCGCGCGTGTTGGCTCTAAACAAAACAGCGTGAACGTTCACTACTACACGTCGAAAGGCTCATTCGATGATTTCCGCTTGGCCACAATCCAACGCAAAGCCACTTGGATTGAGACAATGTTCAAAGGTGATGAAAAGTACATTGCGAACGCCGATGCAGACGCAGCCGACGAAACTGCAATCATGCTGGCAGCAAATCCAGAAGAAGCGAAAGCCCGTATCGAAGCGGCTAAGCGTCAAGCTGAGCGCAAGCGCAAATTAGAGGAACGCCGACTAGCAAGTATTAACGTCAGCAAGTACATCAAAGCCACCCAAATGCTTGCTTTGGATGTGAGTGCGGTTGAGGGCGAGCTGGCCGAACTACGCGAGAAGTTAGAGCCACTACGCAAAGAGGTGGAAGAAGATCGCCTACGTGCAGAGGGCGAGAAGCGCGGAAGTTGGCAGCACAAAAACTACCAACGCACCAAAGGCAGACTGTTTGCGCTAGAAAGCCAAATCAAAACCTATGAGGCAGCGATCAAAAACCGCGACAAAGCGAGCGATACCATCAAGAAATTGAAACCAGCAATGGAGCTGGCCATCAATGACGGTGTGTTAAAGGATTACCCTGACTTCCTAACTCATCCAGAGTTGTACATTGTTCGCAACGGTGTGATTGTGCGTAATGGCTACACCTACAAAGCCGAAGTTAAGAGCCGTTCTTGGAGCGCCGAGTACGATTCAAAAGCAACAATCATGATCACCAACTTCGACCGTAAATCTGGCACGGTGGACGGCTTTATTACTGAAATGGACGGCGAACCAGCGTCACGCAACTATGTCGATCTACCTGTTGAGCGCATTATTGAAATTGCGCCAGTGAATCAGGATAGAGCTGCGCTAGAAGCAAAAGCGCTCCAAGGTGTACCACTAAGTGAAGTCGCTCATACGTTTGACCGTGAGACGTTCTTTGAACTGGTCGCAGAAAAGAAAATGAAAGCCTACGGTAACAGCCGCCGTTGTTTGGTGCGCAATGCTGACGGCTCATTCTCTACGCCGTGGGGGTTGGATGTTGAACCAGACCAAACGCTGATTTATCCAGATGCGAGCGATAAAGCGATCGTGAAAGCCCTACTCGACCAAGTAACCAAGCAATTGGAAGATAAAGGTCGCGTGATGTTGGAACACGACATTCTAAGTTTCTTTATCGGTAGCGATTGGGACAAACAGGCGATGGAAAACGGCAACCAAGTGAGCGAACAGGAAGTTGTTGAACTGGTGACACTTGAGATCAAAGCATTCGAGGAAAAATACCCTGAGCTTTATCAAGAAGCGCTACTGAAAGCAGAGACGACTTACAAAACGTCTATCACTTTCCTTAAAGAGCTAGATAACCATCTAAGCAATTTGAAATGGACAGGTTACACCAACGCACACGAAGCGCGCCGCCTATCGGCTCGTGAGTTCACTCGTTACACCGATATTCTGACCGAACGCTCTAGCGAATACCGCACAGAGCTGGAAGATAAGCTATTCGCTGACTTCACTAAGCTGGTGGCTAACGACCCTGACCGTGCGAAACGTCTATCACAGATCGCGTACTGGATGACGCAATACAAACCAACGACCGATACTCACCTACTGAAAAAGGTCGATGCGATTTACGGCGAAAACTCACAAGAAACCATGCTTAAGGTATGTGCTGACCTACACGCTATTGGCGAACGTGAGTTCCTATCCGGTGATGGCCTAATCTTCTCGGATGACTGGTCATTGAATCGCATGAAAGGTGCGTATGGTTCGCTATTCACTTATCGCAGCGCACAGCGTGAGGAATTTATCGAGAAGTACCTAAATGCGGATAAGCCGGAAAAGGCCGAGGTTAAAGTGACCGAAACGCAGAAAGTGAAAATCGATAATATCTCTGCCATTAACGTAGAGAGCATCGAGAAGTTTAGCGAACTAATGTCAGGCATTGGCATCGACGTTAAAATGGTGACTTCACCAATTAGCTGGAAGCCTAAGCGCGGTCGCAACCGAAAAGAGATTGTTGTAGAGCCATACGAGCGCATTGGTTTGATGGACAACAATGGCCTTAAAGGTTCGCTTAAAGTGATGTTCGCTGGTGACAAGGAAGCTAAGGCCGAGTACGGCGCTGACTTCGCATCAAACGCAAGCAGTGAATTTAATGGCGGCTGGTGGTTTATCTCTGCGAAAGCGGATTTGGAATTGCTAGCGAAATCGCTATTAACCATTCATAACACAATGGCCGAAGCTGCCTAACTCAAATTTTCGCATGCGAAAACTTTTTGGAGACAACAATGATTACTCAAGTGAAATTGCCTACCGTTGAAGATCTACAGCCCTTACTCGATGAGGCGCTAGAAACAGCGCAAAGCAAAGAAGCATTTATCCAAGCTCAAGTAGATGGCATTTACAAAACACTTAAAGCCAATCCGCTCATGTACCGTCACTATGGCGCTTATTGGTGGGCGGTTAAATCGCTCATGGCCAAGCATGGTTATGACCTTGGCAGCGATTCAGAAGTGATCACAGAGCAACACTTCAATTTCGAAGACCCTGCGATTTTGTTGTGTGCTGCGTGGGCGTACCAGCAAGAGCAAGTTGATAAAGGCTACTGGCAAGCAAACCTACATACCTACTACGTCGATGATGAAGAATTTGAATATTCTATCGAGGACGTAAATCTCGAAGCGTGGAGTGTTAACAGCAAATCGATGCGTTAAGTTTTCGCATGCGAAAACTTTTGAGATAGAAAAAATAAACCCCGCCACTGAACAAATGGCGGGGATTGCACGTTGAACAGATAAGCTTTGATGCAATCAATCCTACCCCTAATAGTTTTGTTGCCGCCTATCTGTAATTTAATTTATATGAAATAATTTTCACATTCAACAGGTTTTTCAATATTTTTTATTAAAAACAATGAATTATGCAACTAGGTGCTTTTTCCTTCTTATGCCTGTTGACGCTGCTCTTTGTAACCTAGTTAAGTAATAGAATTGTCAAAAAGTTTTCGCATGCGAAAACACATGGAATCAATCTCACAATTTATCTAATGTTCTCGCATGCGAAAACTTGTGCAATCGGTTCTGTTTGTTACTTTTTTTTCTTGTGCTGTTGCTACTGGCAACGTATAGTGTGTGCCTGTTGCCAGTGACAACAATCGAGAGGCATTGATATGGCATCCAAGGAACGATGCGAAAGATTAAATCAATTAGTCCAAAAGGCAGGAAGTACCAGAAAAGCCAAGCAGCTCATTGATGGCGTTAAGGGTGTAAGCCCTTGCCACACTGCTATTTACAAAGCAATGCACGGCGGCGGTACAACTGATTACGTAGTTCAGTGCTATATCGAGGATCTTGAGGTAGCACTGAGCAAACCAAAACAGCAAACAAATTCCACCAGCAAAGGAAATTAATTAATGAGCATTATCATGGCGATTGCCAACCAAAAAGGCGGCGTTGGTAAAACAACTTGTACTTACAACTTTGGCATTAGCATCGCTAGCCAAGGCAACAAATGTCTATTCCTGGACTTTGACCCACAAAACAACTTAGGCGGTTCAATCGCACCGGAAATGGTCGAGAATCCAGAGTACACATCTGCGAGCTGCCTACACAACGCTTACAACCTTTTCGAAAATCCAGTAAAGGCTAAACCTTTCGAAGTCAGCGAAAACGTACACGTTATTGGCGGCGATAAGCGCATGGGCAACATTACTCAATCACAAATCTTAAACGTGGCTGAGTCTATCGACCTTATCAAAGACGACTACGACTATATCTTTATCGACTGTCCACCAGCGGCGAACGCGCTACAGCATGCAGCGCTACTTGTGGCCAGCAAGCTACTTATCATTAGCCAAGCACAAAAAATGTCGATCAAAGGCGTTAATGAGCTGGTTAAGACCTCGCGCCAAATCCGTCGAATGAACCCTGACTTGGAAGTGTTAGGCATTGTCCTAAACCTTATTGAAGCCAACATTACAAACGACCAGCGCGAACAGGAAGCGGAACTTCGTAAAGAGTACGGCAACCTAGTTTTTGAAAACAAACTGATTAAAACAACGCGCGTAAGTGAAGCTCTAAACCAAGGCAAAGCACTGATTGAAACCAACCCTAAAGCGGCTGATAAATTCGGCTTTACAGCGGTTTGTGATGAGCTTTGCAAGCGCATGGTAGAGGTGACAGCATGACCAAAAGCTTAAGAGATCGAATCAAGCTTAGCGATCTAGATAATCTCTTGGATGAATCAGCGGTAGAAATCCGCGATGCAGCGAAAGTGCTGGCTATCCCTAAAGACTCTTTGTATTCAGTTGAGCAAGTTCGTGAAGAATTTAACGATGAATCACTACTTGAGTTATGCGAAAGCCTAGAAGAAAACGGCCAAATTCAACCTGTCGTTGTTTACCCGTTCGATGGCAAGGGATACAAAATCCAAGAGGGTGAACGACGTTGGCGCGCCGCTATGTTGAGCGACAAGCTGACTCACGTTGAATGTATTGTCCGTGAAAAGGGCGATATTTTTGGCCAGCTTATTGAAAACATCCAACGTGAAGATTTAACGGCAATCGAGTTGGGTAAGGCGTTTGACCAAGCTAAGAAAAAGCACAATCTTGATAACCGTGGCTTAGCTAAGCGCCTTGGCAAATCAGACGGCTACATTTCGAAATACCTAAATGTGCTTAAAGCCCCTGACTTTGTTTTGGAAGCATTCAAAAAAGGGATTATTGGTGATGTTGAGTCCATCAACGAACTACGCAAAGCCAGCATCGATAACTCTGAGCGCGTTCGTGAAGCACTGGAAAGCGGCGAGAAGCTAACGCGCCAAGATTGTGTAAAACTGCGTACTGGCGAGCTAGATAGCGAGGTGGAAGTTACCCCTAAACCTAGCGAACTCGAGAAAGCAGAAAAGACCGATAAGACACCAGTAAGCAAAAAGCCTACAGCAAACCAAAAGCCTACCAGTATTTGTGTCATGGTTAATGGTCGTCATGGTTTGGTGTTCGCATCTGGTAAGCATAGCGACAAGCTAACGGTACTGTTTGATGATGGCGAACTTGAGCAAGTGCCAGTTGGGGAAGCTCAATTAGTCGGTTATCGCGTGTAAAGTTCTCGCATGCGAAAACTTTTTTAGAGCGGGTGGCTAATTAGCTGCCCGTTTTTCGTTAGAACGTAATACCCGCCGTCACGGTAGACACCAACCACATAGTGATCGAGTGGCACGTTTTGCCAGCCAAATAGCCCTAGTTCGTCATCGCAATAAGCGACGATATTCACCAGCTTTACCTTTTGGACATGCAGCAGATAGATATTATCTAGCGCCCCTTTAAATGGTCTGTAGATATACTCGCCATCTTTCCTTAAAGCGGGGATCTCATTCCCTGCGACTGAATGTCCATCGGCAACGCCGTCTTCGTTTATGTCGATTAGCCCGTAGTGATAACGATGCCTGATAGTAAACATCCCCTACCCCCAAATGCAAAAACGCCAGATTTGACAATTAAATCTGGCGTTTTTGTGTGTCTATAAAGGTTGTATAGGCAGTATATGCCAAGAACTATTTTATAGCATGCCTCGAAGCGTTTGCAAGTTCGTCCAGTTGCACACTGGACTCGAACATAAAGCCTGTTTGTACCCCCTCGTTTTCCAGCTCTTGATTTACACGCCCAAGAATATCAATAAGCGATGCACCACCACCGCCAAACATATCCCCGAGCGCTTGGCCTTGGTGAAGCAATTCACTATTGATTGCCTCGGCCATTGCCTTAAATGCCAGTGTCATGCGTTTTGCGCTTCGGTTGTTAGCAGCAATGAATCTCGCCAGCGCTTCGGCCTCGGGATCGTTGTCGCCAAACAAACCGGACTGAGCCAATAGCTCATCGATGTGCTGACCGGAATCTTTGGCCTGTCTTACTAACTCGGTTGCTTGCACCAGTGAGTCAAGTGCTGACTTAGCGAGGTCAGGTTGTGAGGCGTTAATTTCCACGGCTTCTGCCAGCGTTCCAGACGTGTTTTTATGCACCTCCCCGCTAAGGTATTGCATCTCAACAAACGCGCTTGCTGCGCCGTTTAGCGCGCTCAAAATGTTGCGAATTTCGGGATCGGCTTCCTCGGCTACCAGCTTCACCAACTTCTCGTTTTTGTACGCCTTGGCAAACACGGCATTTTGCATGCGCTCAATCAGTTGCTTGGTTGGTCGGCCATCTTCGGTAAGTAGTCCGGCGGTTGAGTTATCCCCAATTTCAGTTAAGAAACTGTTTATAAATCCTTGGTTAGACTTGGCCAAAAGGTTGCCTGTTTCGCTCGGTTGGAAAAGGGCAATCATGCGGTCATCGATGCGCTCTGCGTCAACCCAAGCCGTCTCGGCGGCGCTCATTTGTTGCAAGTCAGAGAGGTTGGAGTCTCGGGTAAACTTAGCACGGTTAACTTTGGTGACACGTTCTCGAACCAACACTGGCTCGCGCATGCTCTCAACTTTCTCTGGTGATAGGTCGAAGCGCTCCGCATTGTCGATTAGGAACTGGCGGTACTTATCAGCCTTGCCCTCTCGATACGCCTTGATGATAGCGATGGTTCGACCGTTCCCCGACTCCACCACATTGTCCGAGCCAACAATCGGTGCGCCGTGGCTAGATAGTCCAGAATCGGTCAATTGTTGTGGGCGCAAATCGTTGGCTATTTTTGAGATCTGCAATTTTGAGGACACGCGAGTACGGTCGCGCGGTTGCAGCTCTTGTGGGAAATTCGGATTGATTCTACCGTCCAAATCGTTCGATGGAATAAGGTCGCTGGCTTCCACGACTTTAAAGCCTGTTTCTACTTCGTCGCCTTTTGCTGTCACAACGTAGCTGGTTCGACCTAGCTTGGGTTTTGGATTGTCTGTTGCGTACAGTTGAACAATCTCGGCTAGGTCATTGATGTTTTTCGCCTCTTTGATTTCGACGTTAATTGATGTGAGTTGATTCAATTTGACCGCTCCGGTTGGGAGTGGCGAGTTCTCGCATGCGAAAACTTTTGGGACAGGGAAAAGGATTAATGGCTCTTAAGCAATGCGAAAAGCGCCTTGGAGTAGTTATGACGCTCACTGGCTGCCAGTGCAAGGTTTAGAGATTGCTTGTAGTAATAGTCTGCTCGGATTTTAGTGAAAACATTCATTTTTTTCTCAAGTTCTCTGAAAAGTTTTCGCATGCGAAAAGTATATAGAATGTCATGTTTTAAAGTTCTCGCATGCGAAAACTTAAGCGGCCAGTTTGTCAGGATTGTGCTCGAACCATTCAATCGCTTTTTGCTTGATGCTATCTAGCTCCAAGCCCTCTGAGTGAACGTCTCGCATTACATCAACAAACAACGATGGCTTGGCTGTATTAAACTCTCCTGCAAGGAATCTCGCAACCAGTTCGCTTTGTTCAACTGGACGTTCGCCATTGTCGCGCTCATTCTGCTCAATGTGCTTAGTGATGGTCTTGATAGCCTTGCTACGGTCAGCGCGCGACCAGCTACCAAAACCACCATTTTTCTTGGCTGAACCCGCATCGTTTTTCCAGTAGTCCAAACCTCGCGCAATATGCCCTTTGTAGCCAAACTGGAAGTTTTCGCCATCCTTGTACACAACGTAGTTATCGCCCTTTTCAACCATTTGGTAGTTAGGGAAAAACGCCATTTCGTATTCGTACCAGTTAGGCAGAAGTAGCACTTCATTGAGCTTTTCAATCTTATCGGAGCGGCCTAACTTGGAAAATTCTTCTACCGATATTGGCTCATCCGAACTTGATACCGGCTCCTGCTCAACCTTTTGGTTAGCGCCAGTCAGTTTATTAAGAATTTCCACCAGCTCACGGTTCTTTTTGATGCGTTCACCAATCGATAGCTGGCCACTCTTAAGCTCTTTCAACAAACCCGCAGCATCGCGGTTGAGCGTCATTTTTTCTCTTAAGCTTAACACTTGATTGTCTCCGGTTTAGGCCGCCGAAGTGGCGGCCTTGGTTGTGATTAAATTTGCGCTTGGATCATGCTTGTGATGTTGCTTAGAGCGGCATCCATCAACGCTTCGTTCTCTGCTATTTGGTCGTTAGCTTCGAAGTGGGCGTAAGCCTGTTCTAGTGCGGTTTGGAACTCATCAACCAATTCCGGCGTAGGTTCACCAGTGAAATCTCGGATTTCCTTTAGTTTCTCTACATGTTCCATTTCTTCGTTATTGCCCTCTGTTTCAGATTGAGGCGCTTCACTACTTAGATTGAACGCTTTCACTAATAGCGCTTCCATTTCCGCTGTATCGTCAAATTCACCGATCAAGTCGTTGCCTTGGTATAGCGCGAACTTGTACTCGCCATCTTTAGCGATCGGATAAATGTCAGCGTGGCTTTCATTTAACCATGAACGGGCGATTAGCGGAGCGTACACGTTCGCTGGCACTGAGCCATTTACTGAGTGGATACCTGCCGCAACACTTGGTTGTACCAATGTGCCTTTTTCGTTGTAGTAGGTATCCGAAGATTGCCAGTCCTTAATCGTCTCAAGTTGAGCTTTCGCTTTTTCGCTTAAGTCGGTCGCTAGAATGTCGAATAGAACGTCTAGGCTGTAAGTTAGTCCATCCTCATCTTTCGCATTAATCGACTTCACTCGGCCTGTTGGGAAAGTCACTTCCTGCTTACCAAGTTTTAGCTCTAGGTTGGTAAAGGCTTCTAGCTGCTCAAGCGCTTTCGCTTCTTCTTCATCTAGGCTTTCACGGAATGAGGTAACGTCTAATGCGTCATCCTCTGCCTGTTCGCCTTGCTGGTGCATTTCAGTTAGAGACGCGAGCTCTACCACTTTGCGCTCTTTACCAAAATCAAAGTCCACGGTTAGGTGGCCACCAAAGAAATTGCGATCGTGGTAATCGGTCATCGTGTCGCTGTTGTTGTAGTCGTATTGGCCTACATAAGCGTTAACGAACTCGATCAGCTGATCTACTGCTTCGGTATAACGGCTCATACCGTGTGGCGCTGGCGAGTTAGGGTTATCAATCTCGAACTGTAGGTAAGCTGGATTGCAGAGCATGACGTTTCTTGGCAAGTCAGTCAGCGTTAGGTCTAGTGTGCCGTAGCGAGGTTTGCGTACTGAGATTTTAACGTCATTACTGATCTTGCCAGCTTTCTTAAGCTGAGCGATAAAGGCGCGGGTTCGCTTAGCGATTTCACCCGTATCTCGAATGCCCTCGCTCTCATAGATTGAGCCAAATGAATATTGAGTTGGGTCTAGTGCGAGAAGTTGTTTTTCTTCCTCGGATGCACCCTTGCTCACTTCATCTGCTGTGTCAGATTCTACGGCGTTCTTAGCACCCAATAGCTCAAGCAGTTTGTTAGCACCGTCAACCGTTAGGTAGCTGCGAGAATTGGTGTTAGCGATAAAGCGTAGCTCTTTACCCTTGTTCGACTTCGCAGAGAAGAAACTGTAGCCAAATGTATTTTCCATTTGGTTCTCTTGTTCTTCGGTTAGCGCAATATCGTTAATCTTGCCGTCAGCGTCCACCTTAGCCAGTAGCTTGTCGGCGTTCTCGCGTAGTGTTGGGCGCGAGTGAAGCGAACCCGAGCCGTTAATGGCTAACGTTGAATACAATGATTCAAAGCCGTTGATTGTGGTGAACATGGCCGGACTGACAGGCTCTAGTGGTGCGCTGTATTCCGTCTCTGCAATTTGCTCAAGCGTTTTGCCGTCCTTAAGCATGTTAAAGATTGCAATAGTGCTTTCTTTCACTGCTTGGTCGTTTAGTTGAGTCGCTTTTTGCTGCGCTGCTGCGCCCTCTAGGCCAGTTTCTAGCACCTTGCCTGTGTACGTATCGATAACGCTAAAATCAGATTGGCCAATAGTGCCAACTGGTGCGTAGCGTTTCTCGCGTGTCGCCTTGAATTGACCTTTATGGTTCAAGTCAGGCAACGCAGCAAGGCTAGGGAAGCCACGGCTTTCGTATTCCGCTTCGATAGCTTTTGTGTACCACAATGGCATGACCGAGTTATGGATAGCGCGCGCCATCTGTTCATTGTCGATCTGCTCATCGTTATCCAAGTATCTAAAACCATGAATTGCCAGGATGTCTTGGTTGGTAACACTTGCCATTGCATAGTGCTGAGCAAAGAGCTCATCTGAACTTAGTTCGGATAGGTCAGGGTAGATACCGTCATCAATCGCCTTAATGAAGCGCTCAACTTTTTGATAGTCCTCGCCTTGGTCTGCCATTGCTGGAATGACGGTTTCACCTTTTGCCTTGGTGTAAGCTACGTCTCCCTCATGGTAAACCGTAGTCGCGCTAAACGCTTTTTCTACGTCATCCAGTGCTAACGCTTCGCCGTTCTCAAACTTCTCGTATAGGTCGCCACGTAGCGCGCGTAGGTCGAACATTTTCGCCGTTGCACTAAAGAATCCGTCACGGTAGTTCAAGATAGCTTGCAGTAGGTCAGCGCGTTTCGCACGGCGGTTAAATGGAATGCGATGAGCCGTTAGGAAATCAGTGATCTCTTTGCGGTTCTTAAATTGCGCTTCCAGTGACGCTAGGGTTTCACCTTGTAGTGATTCCACTAGGTGCGCTTGTTCTGAAATACGCTTAGCTTGGTCATCCACTTTCTCGCCACGTTTTAGTGTTTTACCAGTACCTAGCGTTAGGTCAGCTAGCATAACAAGACGTTTGCGATCGCTTGGGTTTACTGACTGCATATCCTTAAGTTGGGATAGAGCTGCTTCTTGGAAGCGCATGCGGCCTTGCGTGTGTTCTGCTTGGCGCTGTAATTCAGCATCGCTTTGAACCAGCATTAGGTCTTCGGCAATCTCTTGAATCATGTCCGGCGTCACAAGGTCAATCGATGCGCTCCATAGTTTGTACGCGTTTGGATTTTCCTTGCGGTTCTTCATTTCTGGTTGCTGGCGTAGCTGCTTAGCGAACGCTGCTTTGAAGCCTACTTGTTTTAGGGTATCGAGCGTAGACTGAGGAATTTCATCAACGCCTTTGTCCTCAACCCATTGGTCTAGCGCTTCGGTTGCGATGCGCTCCGCTTCTTCTAGGTCGCCCTCAACCATGCCAAATAGCGGCTCTAGGTCAAAGTTACTTACTAATTCTGGTGGCAGTTTTTGGTCATAAGCGATCGCACCGTGGCGAATGCCATTACCAGCGTCAGCGAATTGCTCTTTAGCCGATTCTGGATCGAGGTACTTAGCCACTTGATGTTGTGGCGGCGTTGTACCCAAGCCATAAGGGCGTAGACGTAGGCCATACCAGAATAGGTTATCCGTGGTTTCGTCTTTGTCTTGGTCGTTCGCGTTTGGCTCGTCGTTCTCAATTGGTTGTGGTTCTTCGTTGCTGTCATCGGTATCTTGAAGCAACTTAGATTCGCGATCGTAGTCAGCCAGAATAAGTGATTTAACAGCTTCCCAACCTTGTAGATCGTCGCCACCAACAAGCGGTGAACCCTCGCCGTAAGTGACAGCCAAGGTTTGGTTATCGCGCGCGTGGATCATGTACTGGCCAAAGCTATCATCGTCGTTCGCGTCAGGTGATTCGAAGTAGACAAACGGCTCGCTATCTTCGCCTTTATCCATCTTCCAGCCCTTAGCAATGGTCTTGCGACCAATAAGAGCCAATAGCCATTCTTTGCGCTCGATATTTGCTTTTCGTTCCCGTTCTTCGTCTGACAACTGAGGAAAATCGTTTTCAATTGAATCACGGATGTATTCTTTAGCCTCGGCAAGCTCTGATACCGTCATAGCACCTTTATCGAGGTCATAAATCACATCATTGATGTACGACTCTGAATAAGTGCTAGGAACGTTTTGATTTGCTGCACCTGCAAACTCTAATGAGTCTTTAAACTCTTGGCTTAGCTGCTTAACAAAGGCATCAAGATCGCCATTGAAAGCACGGTTAATGATGAAGTCGCGCTTCTCTTGCTTAGTCCATGAAGCGTCCCATTGCTCGATCACTTGAGACGAACTGCCACCAGCGTTTACATTTTTCGTTGCTGTATTTGCTGCTGGCTTGATAGCAGCAAGCTGTTTGCGTAGTTCTTCTTGGATTTCGTTCTGCGTAGCGATCTGAGTTTCCAAGCGCTTCTCTTTCTTGGCCAGCTCATCGAGCTTTTGTTCCAATTCGGTAGCTTCTTCGCCTAGTTGCGCAGCTTGTTCATCAAGTTCTTGTGCCTTTTGTTGCGCTTCTTCCAATGCTTTCTTGTCAGCGTCTTTCTTGGCCTTAGCAGCGACAAATTTCTCACTGTTGTTTTCAAGCAACTGCGCTAGCTTGTTGGTCACTTCCTTAAGGGATAAATCCATGTTGCCCTTTGGCGCGACTACGTGAGTAATATCGCGCGAGTTCATTAGAAAGCGGAACGCGATTAACGTGTCATCTGGATTGATTTTTAGCGGATCGTTATCCGGCGCATGGAACGCAATAGAAATGCTCTGGCCATCTGAAAACGGGATTTTCACCATTTGGACAGCAACCGCACCAGACTTGCGCGGTTTGCCTACTTCAACGGCCTCTACCGATAGAGTAGGGGTTTTACGTTCCAAGTGCTTACCGAATTGCTGAGCACGAAATTGAAGCCTTGAGGCTTTCGATTTGAACGCCTCTAACATCATTTGTGGCACAGGCCTGCACTGATACAAGTAGGTGTTCTCCAAATCCTCAAGTGACAATGCTTCTAGGATTTGATCGGCGTTTTTACCTTGCAGCACCGCTTCAATCTGCTCCGGCGTGAGTTTCTTGGCCAGATGGTCGGTGCGATCCACAATCTTGATTTGATTTTGACTGGTAAACATCATGACTTTGCCGCCTCTAATTGTGCTTCAAGTTCTTTGGTTTCTTGCTTCTCTTGCTCTAATGCAGTTTCGAGATCTGCTATGCGGCGTTGTTCTTCTTCCAACTTAGTGCGAACGCTATCCCGAGCGGCTAGGGCATTGGTGTAATTGGACTGAGCGACTTGTTCAGCCGCTTTGGCTTCTTCAAGTCGCTTAGCAACAGAACGTGTAGCTGGTTGAATGTCTGAGGTGTCTTTAACGGCTTTAGCCGCTTTACGTGCAACTTGCTTGTCAAACTTGCTTTGGTTGCGCTTCATTAGGCGAACCATTTCACGCGCAAGCTCACGCTCGTTTTTCACGCTAGGGATAGGCTGTTTAGTGCTGTTGAGTGTCATTTGGAAAATATCACCCTCATCACCAATAAACAGCGTCATTGACTGGCCATTATCAAAGAATAACTTGGCGCGTTTAACTGTCTCGCGGTCTCGTCTCGTTCTCTTGTTCGAGGCTTCTACGTCTGTAACAGTCGCACCAGCTTGTTTTAACGCAGTGATCAGACTCTTAAGGCCGCGTTCGGTCACGTTGTCAAAATCGACCACCACATAGTTATGTGACTGGTCTAGTGCAAACTTACTGTTGTTACGCAATTTCAAATTCCTCTGAATATGTCGTACAGGTAGGAAAGATTTTGTATAGCGGATTGATTAGGGAACAGGAGCGCTCAATCTTAACGTCCAGAATCCACTCGCCATGCAGCTTTTCCCCCGCTTCGAGTTCGAGTAACTTGCGATCGAACGTCAGGTATTCGCTGTTATGTCCGGCGTGTGAAAAGTCGAGCTTACGTGTGCGAGTAATGACGGCTTTTGGTCGTTTTTTACTGCGCAACGAATAGGTTAAAGTCCCACTCGTTATGGCTCGCTGAGATTGATAACCAAGAACGAATCGAATCACATCGGGATCGTCCATCTGGTTTGCATGCAGTATTTTTACTGCGTTTCGTTTAAGCAAAAATCGGTCAGCAATGGCTAGGCCAATTACTGCAAATTCCATCATTTGCCTTGCCCTCCGGTATTAAAAAATCTCGCTAACATTTGGCTAGCCAGCTTGCGGATAAAGTTGATCGAGTCTGCTCCGTTGTTCGACGCAATGAGGACAAGCGCGCTGGTATAACCAGCCTCCACACCCTCGCTTTCACACAAGTAAGCGACTATCAAACCGACCACCAACGCCAGCGTTAGCTCGGTTAAAAAATCAAGGAATCCACCAGCTAGACGTTGCTCGCGTATGCCTTGGAGATATGACCCAACACCACTGAGGACAGATAGAGCCAGTACGCTAATCGCAAAGCTCTCACCAACAACTGACACTGGCATTAAATCCCCCTTTTGTATATCACCTAGAGAGTGTATTCGGAATGGTGGCTTTTGCTCAATAGACGGGCGTTACTTACTTTTGAATGGGTATTAAATAGGGCTGTTTTGCGGAAAAAAAGTTAGATTTCAATAGCCTATATAGAAAAAGAAGCCTCTCACCCAAAAGGCTGGTGAGAGGCTAATCCAAGCGTTTTGTTGCGCGGCAACGCATACAAAACTTCCAACGAGGATAGTCGAGTCGAATCGATATTTGACGAGGAAGATTATATAAATATTGGTTTTCGCATCAATATGCGCCCATGTTTTCGCATGCGAAAACTTTATGGGATGCCATGTTTTAAAGTTCTCGCATGCGAAAACTTTGCAAAAAAGGGACAGCATCGTGTCCCTTTGGTTGATGGTTATGGCTTGATGTAGCGGATCGAGAAATGCGAACCCTGAATAGGCGTGGATGCACCTCTGTCTAAGAATTGAATAAGCTCACCGTAGTATAATTTTCCTACCCATCGACAAGTCGTTGGCACGGCATCGAAGTCGTTAGAGTAACTTTGAGCCTCCGCTATAATTTTATTGCTTTTGGCGATGGCAGAGTACACCACCGATGAGTTTGAAGCATTACGGCGTCGTATCGCAGTCCATTCAATTTCGTAATAACCCTCAACACGAACATCAAAACCAGCAACCGGAGCGTTGTAGTTAATCAAATCAAACGGATCGAGGAAACATCCTATCCAATTCTTGAACTCCCATGTAATGCCATCTATCGTAAGGTTGCCCTCTCTTAGCCCCGCATTACAGCCCAAGGCAACCTCTCCAGCGCGTGATGAAACACCCGCTAACTTACTATCAACGTAGTCTTTACGTGCGAGAGAGTTACCAGCCGAGCTCTGAGGCGAACCTGCATATACATTGCCGTCCTTAATGTCTACATACTTACTGCGGCGGTTAGTGTAGAAGCGCATCCGACCCTCTGAGTTAGATAGGATCTGGATGCCAGAACGGATATTGGTGCCATCATAGTACGAGGCTAACACCCAATGCGCACTTGAACTATCTTTACAGTTGATACTGAATCCAGCACGGCCATTCGTCGCCCATGATGAATCCATAAAACTATTATCCATACGAACGGCATCATTCGAACCACTCCAAGAACCCGCAGTAAACTCACCATCAGTACGAACCAGTGAGCTACCGAAATAGATACCAGAAGTAAACTTGGCTAAGTCATTGATGCGAAGCCAGTTGCCGTCTGTGTTACGAAATGCAGCTCGCCCACCTAATGAAATGCTCTGATTGAGCATTACATCCATCCCTTTAGCAAAGGTGAACGCGGAGTAAGAGTAAAAGCCGCTTGTGGCCTCAGTCTCCATGTGGCACCAAGATGAATTACGAGAACCAATCCAAGTTTTCTTTGCCGAGTAATCAAGCTCTAAACCCTTTCCATCAACAGAGTTAATTGCCCCTAAGTCTTTATTGTAAGACGTATAGCTAGTGACCATTCGCCCTTTGACAATACCCGCTGGCTGGCTTGCCCCCTTATTGCTAACGTATGGCGTAATGGTGTGACTACACATGTATCGAATAAGAATGTTCGTACTGTAGGCACTACGTGTTTTTACATAGATGGCGTAATTGTCACCGCTAGTATTTACCCAACCAAACTCACTAAATGGCAAGCCGCTAGGATGATCTGTAATAACCTGACCATTTAGACCTTTAGGGTTTCCGTTACTGGCTCTCAGAATCATTTGATGTCGTGACGACTGATAGTGCAAGTCAGTGTTAAAGCCAGCACCACCAAAGAACTCAATAACCGCAGTAGAGCTTGATTGAGGCATCGTTACGTTAGCAACCAGACACCAAGAGTTGTCACTACCTAAAGAGGTGCGCACAACCTCAGTACGGTTAAACGCCTCTGTAACTACTTTATTCCCTTGCACTTCGATAGGGACACTGGAACTAAGCTTTGACCGAGTCAGGTCTAACTTGGCGTCCCCTCCATTATGAGCACCACCCACCGCGATTTGAACGTAAGCATCCGACGAATTAGAACCGTTCGTTAAGTAAACCGCCCGACGATTACCAATCAACCCGTACCCGTCCAGCTTAACTTGCTCGCTCGATGGAACGTTATTACCAGCGCGAGTACCTTGCACTTCAACACTACGATTCGAAGATACCGACTCTGTAGCGTTTAGGGAGCCGTATAGTGTTGATTCACCACCTTTGCGGATCTTTAATCGACTTGAAACGTCACTTTCTACAACCTCAAAGGTGCCATCGGTTTTCGTTTCAACATGAAAGCGCTTACCTGCATGACCTATGTGCAATTGAGAAACATTGGAACTGCCCTCATCAATGAGTAGGCCACCAGTCAATGTACCGCCTGACAGTTTTAGGTAGCGGCCATCGGCTTGCGCTTGAGTCATCTTTGAGGCTGCAAGGTCATACGCTTTCTTAACGGCACCTGCCGCCGCAAATTTCACATCGCTAGCATCATTAACCGCTGCTGTGAATGCGTAGTTCGGCACGTTTGATAGACCAACTTGAGCTTTCGTAACCTTGTGTGGGTTCGAGTTGTCTGATTTGTGTTGAGCAATGTTGGTTGTAATGGCCGCTACCGCATCTTCTTGATCCATGAGCGCGTCACCAAGCTCTTTGATTGTATCGAGCGCTTCTGCTGGCGCACCACCAATCAAAGCACTAATGCGGTTGTCAGTGTGGGCATTTGCGTTCGTCTCTGCTTGTTCTGCGCGGTCATAAGCTGCGTTACCGCGATTTAAACCCTCGATGCCTTTGTCGTATGCCTGTTTAACAGCACCAGCGGTCGCAAGTTTGCTGTTGGACGCATCTGTTACCGAGCTGGTGGCCGGATAGTTTGGTACGTTACCTAAGCCTACTTGTGCCTTTGTGACTCCGTGCGGGTTCGTTTTATTGCTAGCGTGTTCATCCACTTTTGTTGTGATTTCTTCACGCAATTTTCGAGCTGGACTACCACCAACTTGAGTCAATTTTTTTAATGCCATTCAGAAATATGCCTTTCTCAATTCAATGACCAGCAACTCCGACAAAGCGCCGGAGCACATCGTTAATGGGGAAGTAGCAAAGGAAAGGTCATGTTTACTTGAAGCCGATAACCGTCACGATGTCGCCAGCTTGTAGCTGTTCACCGAACGTGATTGTGTTACCAGATAGACTCCATACACCTGCGTTCTGCATTACGCCGCACACGCTTAGAACAAGGATTGCTGACACTGTACCCGCTGGCAGAGCCACCGTAGTTGATGCAGATTCGACAGTAATATCCACCGTTCGGATCGCGTCTTTGATGGAAGCGCCTAGACTATCCTTGGTGGCATACTTACCGTCAGATTCCGCTTTGGTGTATGACGCGCCGCTAGCTGCTAGACCGCTACGCGCTTGTGAAATGATTTGCGATTTAGTGGTGTTCTCAAGCTTCGCTGCGTTAACGGCAGTTGCACCAGCGTCTAGTGCGCCCACGTCTTCTGCGGTTAGCTCGACGTTTGCGCTTAGCGCGTGACCGTTGATGGTGCGAGTCTTTGGCACTGCATTCACAACGCGAGAGTCGTTACCCTGCATCACTGTGTTAGCGGCAGTACCAAAGTCTTTGTTGAATGCTGTTTTTTTCTCAAACGCTGGTTCCGCACCAACGTCAGCCGCTTCAAGCACTACGTTACCGCGCTGACCATTAACCGACGAAACGGCGTCAGTCGGTGTTAATAGTTCTTGCCAGTTCGCTAGTGTGCTCGCTGGTTGGCGCATTAGAACGAATGATTTACGCAGATCCGAACGGATTGCCATATCACCCTCTTGCGCTGTAAGAGCAAGCATTTCCGCTTCTGACTTAACAGGGAACGTTTCTTTGATAGCGATAGCTGGCAATTGGCCTTGTGGGATCTTACCAGTGCTATCTAGCGTAGCCACACCCTCTGCAACGCCTTTCTTGTTGTTAGGGATGTAGTCGTGCGTGTGGCTTGCTGGCGCTGCGCCCACATCTGAGTGAGTCAGAGTAACATCGCCCGTTAGTGGTTTGTTATTGATAGTGCGAGAAGTTGGGACAAGATTCGAGCGCGCTTCACTGACAACTTGTGCCTTGGTTTTCCCCTCTAGTTTTGATGAGTCTGTTGCGCGAGCGCCCGCTGGTAATGCACCAACGTCTTGCGCTGAAAGATCAGACACAAGACGGTTGATGCGAGTTAATTTGTTTTGTGTAGCCATAAAAAATCCAATTTCGTTGTTAGTAAAAAGGGCATTTATGGGGAATAGGGCTAGGGGAATTTGAAAACTGATTAGCCGACCAAGGTGATCTCCGTTCCTGCTGCAATTTCGTCAACAAACTGGATAACATCACCGTCCGGTGAGATGGTGTAAGCAATATCTTTTGATTGCTGCACACCTTGTAGGAACACCAGCTTAATCGCGCGTTCTTCAAAGACTGGTGGAACAGTGAAAGTATTCGACGTACTAGCGAAGTGGCTATGGAATACTTCCATAGGCGCGCCAGCGATACCGCTGTTTATGATGGCTTCAAGGTTATCGATATGCTCTTGAAGCTCGGCAATGATAGAGCTTGAGCTTAGAGATGGGACACCTAGAGTAATCACCACTTCATCACCCGTTTCAAGTGGTTCGGCTACTTCAACCTCATTAGTGTCTTTCAAGAATTGCCAAGCACTGTCTTTGGTCTGCACGATACCTTGGATAGACAATGAATCTACTTCCGGCACTTCGTAAGGCAATGCGATTTTTGTTTCGCCACCAGACGCAATGTACGGCCAATGTTCAACCGACTTGTTGTATGCAGCAGCAGCTTTGTCGTGAACCAACTTGATGGCTCTCGCAGTGGCATAAAGCTGATCGTTATCTACGTTTATCTGACTGGTTGCGTCCCAGTTGTTTACCAAGCTAAGGCCAACTTGCGCTTTGGTTACATGGTGCGGGTTTTCACGGTCTGCGTAGTGCGCATTGGCTTCGGCGCGCATCGCATATTGCTTATGTGGATCGGGATGTGAAACGTGACCTTGTAGGTCATAACCGCCTTGTTCACGATCATCAAAGTTAAGGTGTTCACTTTTGAGTTGGGTAACGCCATCTGGCACGGTAGCGCGACACAATATCAAATGATGATCTTCAACCGCTTCCTGCGGAAGCACCTTAATTTCGGACGCTTCAATGTCTGACGCTAAATCGACTTGTTTTGTCTTTACGCCAAACTTATAGAACGCTTCGAGCACCACATAAGAAGTGGCACCAGCCGGAGTCTCCACATCAACATCGTGTTGTTGTCGAACGGTTAACACATAGTCGTCGCGCTCAACCAACGCCACGCCAAATTGTTCACCACTGCTCACACGCAGTTTCATTCCACCAGCCGGAGCACATTCAAAACCACGGAAAATACCAGCGCGAACGATGCCGTAAAACTTACGGTTTAGGCTGTTACTGGCCAGTGGTTCTAGGTACTGCGTATCGGTGATAAGCGGTAGCGCTTGCCAGTCCGTTAGCAGTGGCGGGATGATGATCGTTTCTTCGAAGTTTGGGCGACTCATTAGGCACCTACCTGCGCCAATTGAGCGCTATCCGTGCGAGCCGTGTTAACCACGATTTCTATCGATAGACCACGGTCAGAGTAGATCCAAACTGGTTGAGTGACAGCCACTAGAATCAGACCGCCGCTCGCATCTTTCACGCCGACGCAAGAGAACTGGTATTGTTCATCTTCTGCTAGCGTACCCGCTGGCAAGTTTGCCGTGATTACGATATTGCCGTTCACATAGGCGTAGTTCGCCTTAGAACGGTAAAACACGTTTTCAACGGTTGTCTTATCCAGTGGGATAGGCATGCAGCTAGGCTTGCCCTCAATTTCTTGGATAAGGTCAAAACCCCATTCAAGATCGCCAAATTGGAAATAAGGCTCAGTACCATTGGTAGGCAACGACGACAAGGCGCGTTCGTCGTAATAACGGTTAAGCAGTTCACACTGCGATAGGACTACTTTTTGTGTAAGCACCTTTACGACCTCGTATAAGTCGTGGCGCTTTAATGGGATGGGGAATAGGAATAGGAATAGGGTTAATAGTACCGTCTATCAATGGAGATCGCATCTAAGGGGATCGCATCCATTCTAGGTGTACCATACATAGGGCTAACAGGGCGTTCTTCCTGTGTCGTCGTTCCAGTTTGAACGAAATCCTGTTTATAGCTCGGTGTTGATTCTATATCGGTCGTGGTCTGTTTTCCAACCGTAACATGGTCAGAATAGTTAGGTATTTCCACCATATCCATGACTTCAAATTCAATAGAATACAATTGGCCATCTAAAACAATTCGTAATGGGATAAGAGGATGCACCACTCGCTTAATCTTCGCTTCGAATGCTCGAATGGCTTCCTCGGTAATGCCGTCCTCACCTGCAATGTCGTTCAAAGGGATGCGAATAGCACCGCGACTAGTCAGAAAAAAGTCGCTCGGGTTTAGTCCGTTTTGCAGCTCTAACTCTGACTCGGGAACTAAGAACGTGCCGTATGGAAATCGCTCTTGGTCTACTGGCGCGTAGATTCGTTCCCACTTAACACGTAACCCTTTAAATTCACGCGCGAGCGTTGAGATAAGTGGATAAATGGTCTTTTTGAAGTGAATTTCGTCCTTACGCTGCATCACAACGTGTGGCAAGTCCTCATCGGCCACTTCGCCTAGTGGGAAGATTTTTCGCAGCTCTTTAATGTCTTCTAGCAGCGATTCTTTGTCCATTTCGTACAGTGAAGAACGCGCTTTAAGCTTTTCAATGTATGACTCTACGTGAGTTTCAATTGACTCTGCGATCGCGCTTGCTAAATCTACCCAAGCGGTTTCCTTTTGACGCGCCTTGGTTAGCTGGCCAGATAGCCATTTTCTGAAGTCTCCAAATGCCATGTTTTTCGCCTTATTGGTGTAATAGTTTTCGCATGCGAAAATTATATAGTATGTTGTGTTTTAAAGTTCTCGCATGCGAAAACATCCGTGTCTTTCTTGCTCCGTGCGAAAACTTCTATGAGTAATCGAAGTTCAGTTGAATGGTTGACGCATTCACATCTAAATAGTGGTAAGTATCAATCGGGATGCGGTCAAGAATCCCAACGACTTCAACCTCAAACTCTTTAATACCCAAAGTCACGTTGAGCTCTTGGATGGCATCCCAAATTTGGTTTTTGGTAATGCGCTCATTGCGACTTGTCTGTTTGCCAAATTTCTCATCTAACGCATCGGCCAGTACCTTTGTCGCCCATTCTGGATTTGAACTTGGGTAAAGCTTACCTTTGACCGTCACGGTAAATGGCACGTCCTTACGCTCCACCAGCTTATAGCGCTCGTTATAGCCCTCTCGGCCAGCGAATAGAACTTGGATTTCCTGATTCAAAATCTCGTCGGTTTTATCGGCAGAGTAAGCACAAATAAAGATCGTATTGATGTTGCGAACGTCCGGCGTTCCTGTGAGTTTTTCCTGCTCCGCTTCACCCCAAATCGACAACCAAGTAACACCAGAAATATTGCGCTTAACAAAGGTCATGTAATCCGAGTCCCACGCTATCTGCTCGTCATAGATTGGCGAGTAAAGGGCGTTGTTTCGGATTGATTCAATGTCTTCCGGCTCTGCACCGCCGATAATGCTGGTGGAAGTTTTGATTGAGAGCTGGTCTTTATAGGCGCTTTGAATCCCCATATCGATAAGCTCTAAATACTGCGCATCGAGTAGGGTAGTCACACCATTAGTCAGCCATAGCTCAAACTCAATTACATCACCTGTCGCTGGCGCACGACCGTTATTGTTGTTACCAAAACGAACGCCTAGCTGGTCGGTTGGCTTGTAATACTCCATGTAGGCTTTGGATTTGCCGTCTGTATTACGAAACTTAAAGACGTGCGTCCATTCTTCTCCGTTCACACGCACGATGATGTTATGAATACGCTTAGTCAGCTCTTGAGGGAACGCCACGGCCAACCAGTTTTTTCCCTCATCGACCGTGTAGTTCATCTTGGACACTTCGAACTGTTGCACCTCTACTGCGGCGCTTTCTTGCGGCATAAGATCAATGGCTTCCATTAGCGTATAGCGCAATTGATTGTCAGCCACGCATTGGCTGTATTTCGGCAAGGTAACGCGCTTTGTTCCGGTATTGGTCACTAGCGCACAGCCTTTCGATGGCGCTGCTTTTCGCCCTACATAGCCCTCAGTTTCAGCACCCGCCAAAATGGAGGTGCGTTTAGTGGCTAGCGTCAGGTAGGATTCTTGCAATGCACGGCTACTGATTGCTGCCATGCGTTCAACAATCTTGGCCACAAATAAGCAAAGGTAGTCAACGAACTGCGAACCTATATGACGCGACCACCAGCTTGAACCAGCAATCGCCTCGTTAAAGGTCTTTTTGACTTCTTCTAACTTGCTCAAAACGTAATACCTCTCTCCAACGTTTGACCGTTCACAACGATCGTCAATTTGTAGGCATCGATACCGTTCACGCTTGGCTCTACGGCAATGCCTTGAACCACCGCGTCTTTCACGTCAATTGGGAGGGTTAATAGGATTGAGTTTTCGATAGCTGCTGCTGTGGTTTCGTTTATTGGTTCATGCTTGTATGCCCCTAATCTGTTGCCCCATTTTGGAGCGCCCCAAACTTGGCCTTGAGGTGTATCGAGCCATTCAGATACGCGCGCAACGATCGCGTGTTTCTCATCGGCTACTTTTACACCATCAATATCGACCCGTAGTAAGTAATCAATTTCTTGGCTCATTTATCACTCCATATCAGCGCTTTGACGCTGTAACGAACGGTCATCAAAGTTGAGAGGAATAGAGCCACTAGCCTTAGTGGATGAGGCTGGCTTGTCTTTGCTTGAGCTACTGCTAGGCGCTGCAAAGATAGTGGTTGGTTTGGTTGCATCGCTGCCGCTAACCGCGCGCCCAATGGCATCCAGTGAATGTTTGCTAAGTTCCACGGTTTGAGGCTTGCCGCTCTCTTTGAGGTCTTTCATTGCTGCCTGTGCTTGCAGCTCGCTAACTCGCTCATTGCGTTGGATGGATGATTGAGTCGCAACCGTCTTATTCGAGGTGTTTTCGGTGTCCACTTTCACCACGGATGACGTGTCCGTTTTCTGGTTACTTAGCTCGGTATTGATGGATGATTCATGGCTGGCTGTGGTTACGCTGTTGGTTTGCGTGTTGTTTGCAGCCTTGGTTAGTGCGGCTACGGCCTCAGCCTCTTTACGGCGTTTGATCTCCGCATCGACGGCGGCCACTTGTTCAGCTTTCTTATCTGGCGAGTAAACTTGGCCAAGCTCGGGATGCTCGACCATGCCGGACATATCCATGCCTGTTTCATTAGCCACTTGCACACGTTTGTCCTGGCTAATACGTTTTTCTCTTTCTACAGCTAAGTAAGCTTCTTTGTAGCTAATCCCTTGCTCGCTGGCCTTTTGCGATACCTCTTGAGAGGTCACTTGAATTGAGTTTTTCGCATCAAGTTCGCGCATGGTTTGGCTGTCATTGGACGCTTTAGCAGTGTGGTAGGCTTCGGCGCTTTTAAGGTGTTCTTCTTTCTCTGATTGAGCTCTTTCACTCTTAGAGTGATTGGTCTCGCTTTCGAATTTAGAACTCTTAGCCGTTGTTTCTCCCTCGATCTCGCCGCCAAACAGCTTGTAAATGCCCTTGGCCATATCACCAGAATCAAAGGTCAATGCTTCCTTAGCACCATCAAAACCGAACGCCCCAAGCGCCGAACCAAGCAAACCAGCACCGCCACTGACTAGGCCACCCAAATCGAGCGCGTTTGCCAATGCCATTGAGCTTTTCTGGCCAGTTGTCGCCTCTTGGCCATCTTTGAGGTTGAACGTCTCTTTCTGTTTGTCTTTGTCAGTGAATCCGCTAAACGCATCGTAGGCCATTAAGGCCGGAGCAAGGAAAGGGATCGCCTTGCCAGCAACAGAGCCGATTTTAGACATACCTTTAAAGGCGGCACCCGCCATCGATACGCCCTTGTTGGCCACGTTTGAGGCTTTGCTGCCAATGCCTGACATTACCGATTTGATTCGGCCACGTTTGCCACCCGCTTTACGGCCAGCACGTCCACCAGCACGGCGGCGTTCAAACATATCGCCAGCTAGGTCTAATAGGCCACCTTGGCCATCGTTCGCCACTGCTTTGGTTGCCGAAATCAGATCATCGAGCTTATCTAGTACATCATCGAATTGGCGTTCACGATCAGCACTCGATTCATGGAGCACTTCAAGCATGTTTGCTCGGTAGCTCTGTTCTTTGGTGCTTTTGATCTCACTAGCTGTGCTTATCCGGCTAGAATCACTCCCAACAAGATTGACAGGCACGTTACCCCTAGCATCATCACGGCTAGGTCGATCACCAGGCGTAACTTGAGTTGAGTGGTTCGTCTCGAACGAATCTTTTGTCGCTGATAGTTGTTCATGGCTAACTGTCTCTATGGCTGTGACGGCCTGACTGTCTGCCTCTGGCGCTTGCTTGCCTCGGGTAAAGAGTCGGCCTAGTTTCGATTCTTTTAGCTTGTCCTTGGTTGAGGCGGCTTTTTCAGTCACATCATCCAATGCTTCTTTAGCGTCTTGCCCCAAGTGATAAAGCTCTTTAGCGGAGTAGAAGAACGAACCACCAGCCGCAGCGCCAGCCGCATCGGTCGCATCGTTTTCTTCCTGTAGGAACTCTTTCACGTTATTGATGGCCAGTTGCTTAAGGCTGGTGGCCACCTTGGCAAAAACGTTCTGGCTTTCCTTTTCCGTGTCGGTTTGCTTTTCAATTTGGCGCTCTAATGCGGTTTGTTGTGCGTTCTTGTAAGCCGATTGCTCTTGCTTACTCGCATAGCGACCATCGGAGCGTCGAAGCTTGCCGTTAGCGTCTTCCCAATAGCCCTCAAACTCTGCCAGTGCGTCAGAGACAGCCTTTTCTAACTTCTCTGGTACATCATCAAGGATTGAGGTATCCAAATGTTCAGAATTGAATTCTGGCGCTTCTACATTCACGACAACGGGCGCTTGTTTTACTGGCTCGCGCGCGTCCTCGCTTTTGAGCGTGTCAGCAATCGACTTTACGCCACTTACAGAGCTGCTTTGCTCGATCGCTTTGGCGTCCGGCTTGGCTTGTGTTTCTGCTGGCTGATTCGGCGCAAATGACAACTCAATTTCACCTGTACGCTTGGTCTTGGTTGCACTTGGTTTAGGTGTGTCGCTTGATTGTTGTTTTAATCCTTTTTGTAGATTAATGCTCGGAATAGTAGAGACGTTAAGAGAGGCATTGGAAACGCCCTTAGTTACCGCCTTTTCGATGCCCTTTGTATCCACTGCAAGGACGGCCTTTTGTTGGCTCGTTGGTAGAGTCTTGCCATCGAGTTTGCGACTAATCTCAGATAGCACGGTCAGCTCTTTGTCACTGGCTCGCTTCACTGCATCAACAACCAGTGAAAGATCAACCTCTTGTTGGTTTCTGTCCATTTTTCACCTTGTCTTGGAGCGCTTTATCTAGGTTTATGGCCATCGTTTGAGGTGTTTTGAATACCGCATCGATAGGCTGGCCACCGTAGATCGTTAAGTTCTCAATCAGTACGTTCCAACCAACGTAATCAAAACGTTGTAATGAAGTCGTTATGCCGAAAGGGTAAGAGCAACGTTCGAGTTGCTTCACCTCCTTGCTCGATAACTTTCTGGCACTGCGGAATGGTGGCGACTAGGTAGTAACGCCCCTCGTCGTACTTGGTGAGCAATCCGTGACGCGCGTTGCGTAGGCACTTTTCAACCTTGGCAAAGGCCACACGAAATTCCGTGTTGAGGTACATCGATTTCAATAGGTCGATTTTCCACACTAGGGCATCGTCTTGGTCTTTGGGTTGATCTTCGAACGTTAGGCAGTAGGCCAGCTCAGTGAGCGCCATGTGATTCGCTTGCTGCTTCCATTCAGCGCTGTCCGGTTCGTACTGGTCGCGCTCATTGCGAATGTTCTCAAGTTGCTCCGCTTCGTAACCGGTTAGTGGTTTCACGTTCGCTAGGTATGACTTGCCTTTCACGCTTAAGGTGATCTCTTGTTTTGGCAATCCATTGAGCGCTTTGGCCGATTCCATTAGCTCGCCCATATTGAGATCGAGATAGTGAGTTTCTTTGCAGTGCTCGCACTCATAGCTAAAGGGAATAGTGCCTAGCTCGCTGGTGGACATAAAAATCCACCACAATGCTGCGCGGCGATCTTCACCAGTCCATAGGCTGCTATCACTCATAGGGCGCTTACTGGTGTCTTGCATGTGGTTCAGATAGCGAGTTGTGTTGGCTTCCTCTTGGTACTCGTTGAGGTCGCAGAACAATAGAGCGTCTTCCACGGTTGGGACTCGAAACTCAATCACTTCTGAAATGTTACTTGGTAGTGGAAATGACGGAATGTGCATTACAGTATCTTGTTACCTACAGACATAAATTTTTGGAGAATGAGCGGGAATGACTGGATCTGGTTGCCGTTTTCGCGTGAAAACATCACGTTGCCAATCTTGGTAGGAAAGACTTGATAGCTCTTATAGAGTGACTTTTTGCCGTCCTCATTGAGCGTGAATATGTTGATTTTGAACACGTACTCTTTGGGGATGTTGAGTGTGCCGTCTTGGTTTCTGACTTTCTTTATTCGGCTTTCAAACCATTTAGAAACAGTCAGGTTTTGGTCATCACGAACCGTTAGCGTGATTTCGCCAACACTGCTGTATGTAGGCAGCGCAATCGAGCCAGAACCGACTTGGAATGAATCCGCATCGATAGAGCCAGCACCAAAATCAATATCCTTTACGTAAATATCAAAGTCCGTTGGCGCGTCCGGCGAGTCGATTTCTACCGCCCATTGCCAGCCTTGCAGCCACGGCTTGTTCATAAAGTTATTGGTCGCGCGTTTGGCGCGCTGCATGTATGGATTCATGGCGGCCTCGCTTAGAGCAACGATACTGGTGGAACAATGGCACGGTTCGCGCGCATTGAGTTTTCAATCTCGGCTTTACGTGCGGCTAGATCAGGTTCGGCAGCAATATCGGTCACATCCAACTTGCCAGCGATGGCAATACGGCGTTGACGCTCTGCGTTCGGGATAGTGATCAGCAATTCCAGATAATCGCCAAGCAAGCTAATGCACGGCGTTGGAAGCTGGAACGAATCAAACGGCTCATTGAGTACGTTTTGCATGTACATCAATGTCAGTGGGAATGTTTCTGCGCCCGTTAATTTCAGTTCAAGAACGTTGCCCCAAACCTCGCTACGCACATAACGGCCACGGTCATCTTTGACCACCAGCCTTGCAGCAAAGTCGGACGGTAATTCAAACTGATTGCTATCGGCTAAGTCGCGTTGTTGGATGCGGGTTTTAGTGGTAAATCCGGCAACCTCTTGGTACTTGGCCAGCGCTTTACGCAGTAGGCTTAACAGCGCCTTTTCGTCGTCGTGGAGCAAGATAGGGAATCTCGCTTTCACGTCTTCGAGTAGTTCAATCGGTGTCATGGCCGCTCCGGTAGTGGCGGCGCATTTTGAGATAGGGGATAGGCTTGGTGAATCTTAACTCAAACCAATAGGGCACGCGATTTAAACTTTGTTATTGTCGATGGACAAAAAAGACCGAAGCTCACTTTTGGACAAAAGCGTGTCAGTGATTTTACTAATTTAGATTAATACGGATAACCTCAGATATTGCAAAACCTCTAATCTAGCGACCAAGTTTTATCATCCACGACACAACGTATTGTTCTTTGTTTTCATCACCCCAAGCTGGATACAGCTGACTCTCACAAAATGGGTAGGGATCAATTTGCCCTGAGTGTCTTTATTTATAGGTTACCAAGTATGCACCTAACATAACCATCACCGCCCCTCCAATCTTACTAACCGAAATAGATGATACGGGTGTACCAAACAGCCCAAACTGACTGAAAACCATTCCTGCAATAATCTGGCCTGAAACTAATAAAACGAAAAAGGCATTAAGACCAATACGAGGAATCAAATAAGATGAGCCTAATACCATTAACGCGCTCATAATACCTGCGGTGAACAACCAGCCAGGAAGAGAGATTATGCCTGAAAATTCTTTTTCTCTACTTCCAGTTAAAGCGGCTATACCAATGGATGAAAAAAGCGCAACGCCAAAAAATGGAACGTTAGCAAGTGGGGCGGATTTTAATATCTTCGCGGTTTGAGTGATCATTGGCAAATAAATAGAGACTAAAGCCCCCATTAACAAAGCGAATGTGTTCAGTAATATAGACAT